TTCATTTCTTACCAAAGATAAAGCAAGTGCTCTGTATGCACTTAAATTAGTGGGTACTGGTTATAGTGAAGCAGTATTTGCTCCAGATTCCTTTATAACTCAAACTGTTGGACTTGGTTCTACTGCTGTAGGAAAGGTTGTTTCTTATGATGAACAGACCGGTGTTTTGAAGTATTGGCAAGATAGAAGAACTTCTGGATTTAATACGGATGGAACAAAAAATACTGTACCTGTCTATGGATTTAATCAGCTAGAATTTACTTCATCACCCACTAACGGTGGTACTGTTAATATTGTTCCTACTTCAGGCAATACATTGACTATTGATGCGAACTTTACTGGCGTTTCTACTGCAATAAATAGTAGGACATACTACTTGGGTCAGGAATTCACAAAAGGAGTATCAAATCCAGAATCACAAAAATATTCTGGTGATATCATTTATGTTGATAATAGACCTTCTGTTACCCGATCCTCTTCTCAGAAAGAAGATGTTAAAGTTATCTTGCAATTCTAAGAGATATGCCACAGGAAACTAATCTAAACGTCGCTCCATATTTTGACGACTTTGATCCTGACCAAAATTATTATAAGATTCTTTTCAAACCTGGCTATCCAGTTCAGGCTAGAGAATTAACTGGACTGCAGTCAATTCTTCAGAATCAAGTCGAAGACATGGGCAACCATTTCTTCAAAGAAGGTGCTAAGGTTATTCCTGGTGATTTGACCTATGTCAAAGACTTTTATGGAATTCAGATTGAACCTGAGTTTCTTGGTATACCTGTAAGCATATATCTCGATCAATTAGTCGGGACGATTATTACTGGCAAATCATCAAACGTAACTGCACGTGTTGTAACTTATATCACCGAGGATGAGTCAGATAGAGGAACTTATACACTATACGTCAACTACGAAGACTCATCTTCTGAAGAGGATGTAAGTACTTTTATCAGTGGAGAAATTTTAACCACCAGTACAAATATTAACTACGCATCAACTTTCATTGCATCTGGTGAGGGATTTTGTTCTACGATTCCACAAAATGCTCCTATTATCGGTTCGTCTTTCAACCTTTCACAAGGAATTTATTTCTTGAGAGGTTATTTTGTCGATGTTGCAACTCAGACTCTAATTCTTGATCAGTATAGTAATACTCCATCTTATAGAGTTGGTCTCGATATTATTGAGGAGATCATTTCTTCTGATGTTGACCCATCGTTGAGTGATAACGCTCAAGGATTTAATAATTATACAGCACCAGGTGCAGATAGACTTAGTATAACACCAATATTAGCTAAAAAGCCTCTCGATAATTTTGATGAAAGTAACTTTGTTCAACTTTCAGAAGTTAGTAATGGTGTTCTAAGATCAATTAATACAGATACTGAGTATAATTTCTTAGGTGATGAGTTTGCAAAAAGAACTTTTGATGAATCTGGTCATTATTATGTAAAAGAATTTGTTACTACTGTAAAAAACAGTCTAAACAACGAAGAAGGAAACCGAGGAATATATAATCCCGGTCAAACTACTCAGTCTGGAAATACACCTGATGACAATATCGGAGTTTATAAAATTTCTCCAGGTAAAGCATATGTCAAAGGTTACGAAGTAGAAACTATAGTACCTTCTTTAATTGACTTCCCAAAACCAAGAGCAACTAAGCAATTACAAAATCAAGGTCTTAATTTTGGTTTCGGTCCAACTATAGCACTGAATAGGGTCTTTGGATCTCCGACTATTGGTATCAATACTTCAAATACCCTGAGTCTTAGAAGTAGAAGAGTTGGTGTAAATCAAGAAACTGCGCCAGGTAAAGAAATTGGTATTGCAAGAATCTATGACTTTGTGCTTGAGTCTGGTTCTTATGATACAACCTTCCCAAATTTGAATGTTTGGGATCTCTCACTCTTTGATGTTCAAACCTACACTGATATTACACTCAATGAACCAGTAACTCTTAACACATCTTCCTATATTAAAGGTGAGTCAAGTGGAGCAACTGGATTTCTTAAGTATTCGGTAAGTGCAGGAACAGCAATTACTGCATATAGTGTTGAAGGTGATTTCTTTAATGGTGAAAGACTTTTATTTAACGGTGTTCTTGATAATGCAAGATTTGTCACTGAGTCAACTAACTTCTCACTGTCAGATACTAAATCGGTATTTGGTATTGTAGGAACTGGGAATACATTTACTGCAGATATTATTCAAACTCCAGTTTTTGATATTGGTAATGCAACTTGTTCACCACAAATTGCAAATTCTTCAAGAATTTCAATTCCAGTAAATCCTGGCTTCTCTTTTGTTGGTATTGCCACTGTTGGTAACCTCGTAAGGTTCTCTAGAACTAATCTAGATGCAGCAACATTTGCAAGAATTACCGGAGTTGGTAGAACCAATATTACAGTTAGTGGTATAACAACAGTTGCTGGTATATGTGATGGTGCTCTTCCTGCAGGAACTGAGACAGTTTCAAATGTACAGATAATCAGTACTAGAGCTCAACGAAATTCCGGTTCTGGCAATCTTACCGATAATGAATCACTGTATAGTGCATTCCCCAAAAGTAATGTTGCGTCTGTAAACCTGATTGACTCTGATATTGTTATCAGAAGACAGTATAATACAAATATCACATCTAATTCTACTGCAGTTATTAATGCTGGAGATAATGAAGTATTCTTGCCCTTTGACGAAGAAAAATATACTTTAATTCGGTCAAATGGTCAGACTGAGGTTCTTACTGAAGACAAGTTTGTATTTACTAATGGATTTGCATCAGTTCAAATTACTGGTCTGGGTGCAGATGATGTTGACACCACACTTATTACTACAATCAGAAAAAGTAATATTACATCTAAAACTAAACTGAATTCTGTCTCTAATAGTATTATTATCGACAAGTCAAGCTCAGCTGCCTCCGGTATTGGTTCTACGACTTTAGCTGATGGATTGGTTGCAGGAAACTATCCATTTGGAACAAGAGTACAGGACGAAGTTATTTGTCTGAATACCCCAGATGTGACTAAGATTTATGGCATATTCCAATCTGATGATGTGGGAGATCCTGTTGCTCCATTTATGACAATATCTCAAATGGATGGTGTTAGTGGAACAACTAATGATTTACTTATCGGTGAGACACTGACTGGTCAAACTAGTGGAGCCAAGGCAATATATGTAGAGAGATTTACAGATACTAAAGTATATTTTATCTATTTGAATAGTTCAACTTTCCAAAATGGGGAAATTGTATCTGGTAATCTGTCATCAACCAATGGTATTGTCAACAGCGCAAAACTGGGTTCTAAAAATATCACCAAAGATTTTAAGTTCTCTAATGGTCAGAAAGGTGGTTATTATGATTACTCAAGAATTATCAGAAAGGGTTCTGCAGGAATTCCTTCTAGAAGACTGAGGGTTTACTATCAAACTGCATATTATGATCCTGCGGATCAAGGTGATATCACCACAGCAAATTCTTATAATAATTTTGACTATGCTAAATTGTCTACAGTAAATGGACATAGAAATTCAGATATTATTGATGTAAGACCTAGAGTAACTGATTATGTCGTTGCTGCTGGTGCAAGATCACCACTAGAATTTGACGGTAGAAATTTTGTAGATACTGTTGATGGGAATCAACATAGTTCTAACCATATTATTGCTTCGGATGAAGTAATGACTCTTGGTTATGAATATTATCTCCCAAGAGCAGATAGAATTTATATTGATAAATTGGGTTCTATAAGCGTAATTGAAGGTACCCCTCAGGATCAACCAAGACTTCCTGATAGTATCAGTGGAGCAATGAATATTGCAAATGTTTTCCTACCTGCATACTTATATAACACCTCTGATGCAAAAATTAATTTTGTAGAACATAAGAGATATCAAATGACTGATATCGCCAAACTTGAGCAGAGAATTAAAAATCTTGAGTACTACACTTCCTTGAGTCAAATTGAGTCGAATACTCTCAATATGTTTGTAGAAGATTCAAATGGTAATAATAGGTTTAAGTCTGGTATTTTCGTAGATAACTTCTCTTCTCTTGAACCCCAAGATTCTACGATTGGTATCAAAAATAGTGTTGATACTAGAAAAGGTATCTTAAGACCTTCACACTATACTACCGCAGTCAATCTCCAACTAGGAACAACTGCAATTACCGGAATTGGAGAAACTTCGGATACCAACCAAGATTCTCAATTCGCAGAGATTGTTGGTAATGGGATTCAGAGAACCGGAAGAGTTATCACTCTTGACTACACTGACAGATCTTGGCTAACACAACCATATGCAACAAGAATTGAAAGTGTAACTCCTTTCCTAATTCAGTTCTGGCAAGGTAATATTAGGTTAACTCCAGATGTTGATGTTTGGATTGATGTCAATAGACTTGAAGTCAACAACGTAATGATGGAAGGTTCATTCCAAGGTATTGCGGAATCTCTTGGTGCAGAAGTAACAACCAATGCAGATGGTTCAAGAACTGGTGTAAGTCCTGTTCTGTGGAATTCATGGGAAACTGTTGGTGTTAACTTGAACATGTCATTGTCAAATGATCAACAATTCGTTCAAGGTGCGTCTGATGTAGTATCAAATGGTCTTGTAGATAATCTTCTTCGTGGAAGAGATGTTGGTGTTGATCAGATTGTTGATGCAAGTGATGCAATTGTCAATAACATTTCTGCAAGTGGTGGAGTTACACTAGATCAACAAAGATCTGGAACACAATCTACAGTTAATGAAGTAATTGAGACAGAATCTCTTGGAGATAGAGTTGTAAGAAGAGATATCATTCACTTCATGAGATCTCGGAATATTGAAGTTACTGCAACAAGATTCAGACCTTATACTAGACTTTATTCATTCTTTGATCAAGTAAATGTAAACAGGTTTGTTGTACCTAAGTTGATTGAAATTGAAATGATTCATGGGGCATTCGTCGTCGGTGAACTTGTTAATGGTAGATTGAATAACGGTGGTTCTAGAAGAAATAATTCCAGCTCCACTCCACGTATCGACTTTAGAGTTGCAAAGTCTGATCATAAGTATGGTCCATATAATAACCCAACAGATCTTTACGATCAAAGTCCTTATGACAGAAACGTTTCTGTCAATACTGTTTATTCAGAATCTTCTAGTACTGTAAACGTCGATACATTCAGTCTTGCTTCTGAAGATTTTCCACAGTTTAGTGGTTATATCTCAAGAGGAATGATTTTGACGGGTAGGACTAGTGGTGCCCAAGCAAGAGTCACTAACGTAAGACTTATTAGTGATGGTGTTGGTACTGTACAGGCTTCATTCAGAGTACCTGATGGTGCAAACAACGCTAACCCAACGTTTGAAACTGGCAGATCAAGATTTAGACTTACCAGTAGTAGAATTAACAGTCAGATTGAAGGAGCCACAACCACTGCAGGAGAAGGGACATTCTATTCACAGGGTGATGTAGATGTCACTCAAGGAACAACACTCTCTTTGAGAAATGCTTCAGTTGAAACTGAAGACTTTAGTCAATTAAGAAGTCTTGGTGATAATTTCACAACTAATACTATTGCAGTTGAAAGTGGATTTGAAGTTACAACTACAATCGAGCAAGACATCACAAATATCCAGCAAGATTTTATTACTAATGTAACCAATGTTACTAATGTAACGCGTAACAACATCACAAATAATATTATACGAAGACCAACTCGACCACCACGCCGACGCATTTTTGGAGGAGACCCTCTTGCGCAAACATTCCGTGTTGATGATGAGACTGGAATTTTTGTTACTAAAGTCAATGTATTCTTCCAAGCAAAAGATGCAAACCTTCCAGCAACTTTCCAGTTGAGAGAATGTAGACTTGGAACGCCAACAGAGACTGTTCTTGCTTTCTCTGAAGTTGACATTGAACCTGCAAACGTGACCACCAGCGAAGATGGTTCTATTCCATATACCATTACATTAGAATCTCCAGTATTTCTAACCGGTGGAACTGAATATGCTATGGTTCTACTCTCACACTCAGTTGAGTGGAAGGTATGGATTAGTAGATTGGGTGAGGCTGACGTAAGAACTATAGACCAAGAGGCTGGTCAGATTCTTGTAACAGAACAACCTCTTCTTGGTTCTTTGTTCAAATCTCAAAATGCTTCGGTATGGACTCCAAGTCAGTATGAAGACCTTAAGTTTGAGATTTTTAGATCTTCGTTTAACCCTTCTGGTAACGTTCAATTCTTTAACCCAAATCTACCTACATCACTTTCGCAGATTGATCCAACTGGTCTCTCTATGAATTCTAGAGAAATTAGAGTTGGTCTTGGAACTACGGTTCAAGATGCTGATCTAACTGTAGGCAATACCGTCAAACAACTCAATATTGGTGCAACTGGCACATTGGTTGCATTTGCAGGATCTGCTACATCAAATCTTTCACTTACAAATGTGGGTAGTGGGTATGTACCTGCAAGTGGTAGTCAATCATACACTGGAGTTGCGCTAACTTCAATTACTGGTACAGGATTAAATGCTACTGCAAATATTACTATTACTAATGGTTCTGCTACAGCAGCAACTATAAACAATGGGGGTGTTGGCTATGTTGTTGGTGATGTATTAACTCCAGTCAATTTGGGTAGTGTTAATCTTGGTTCTGGAATGCAACTTTCTGTGGAATCGATTCTCGGAAATAACACTCTGATATTGAATAATGTTCAAGGTAATTTTGTAACTAATTCAGGTTACCCATTACATTATGATAACAATAGTGGTATTACGACAGAACTCAATTCTAGTGTTGGTGGAGATGTAATTCCTGTTTCTCCAATAAACGTTGTAACAAATGGTGATTATATTAGAGTGTTCCAAAGAAATCATGGTTTACATTCGAATGTAGATAGACTTACTATTACTGATGTAGTTTCAAATTCTACCCCAATCAGTCTTGCCCAAGAATATCAATTTAATACAACTACATTTATTACTCTTGATGGTGTCGCAACTGAATTCAATAGATTTGAAAATATTGGAGTTGGTGCCACTAATCCTGGCTATGTTAAGATCGGAGACGAAATTATCAGTTACAATGGTGTGAATGGTAGAACACTGACTGGTATTGTAAGAGGAATTGATAATACACAAATTGCAACTCACGATCTGGGAGAACTTGTTAGTAAGTATGAATTAAATGGTGTTTCATTGAGAAGAATTAATAGACAACATCTACTTTCAAATGTTAATGCAAGTGATTTAGTAGAGGCACCTATTGGTCTGGATTACTACTATATCAAAGTTCAGATGAACATTGGTGGTACTAATAGAGCAGTCGGTAATGCAGATGGATTTCCCCCATTGTACTTTAATGAAAGAACTGTTGGTGGTGGTCCAGATGTTGCAGGTTCTTATAACTTACCGTACTCGTTAATTACACCAAAAGTAACTACAATCACGCCAACTGGTACTAATTTAATCTCTCAAGTAAGAACAGTCTCTGCATCAAGTATTTCTGGAAATCAACAGGCATACGCCGATGAGGGGTATGAACAGGTTAATCTCTTCACTAAAAATTACTTCAACTCTCAGAGAATGATTGCATCGCCACTGAATGAGTCTCTATATTTGAATAGTGACGTATATCCTGGCCAGAAATCATTCTCTATGTTGTTCAGTATGTTTACTACTGACGAAAGATTGAGTCCTGCAATTGACTTGGATAATGCTTCTGTAGTCTTTACATCAAACCGAGTAAATAGGCCGGTTACTAATTATGCATCTGACTTTAGAGTCAATGGTACTGAAAATGATCCAAATGCGTTTGTATATGTTTCTAAGAATATTGTTCTTGAGAATCCTGCAACTTCTCTCCAAGTTATATTAGACGCATACATTTCTAACAATAATGATATTAGACTATTCTATGCATTGAACCAGGATACTAGGGCGGAAGAGACAGTCTTTATTCCATTCCCAGGATATTCGAATATTGCTAGTAATGGTTCTATCATTGATATCTCGAACAATAATGGTACATCTGATGTAAGAGTGCCTACGATTGATTCTTATCAACCAGAGCCGTCTGTGAACCTCTACAAAGAGTATAAATTTACAATTGATGATTTGGTACCATTTGGATCTTTCCGTGTCAAGATAGTGAGTACATCGATCGATCAGTCCAATGCTCCACTCATAAGAGCTCTTCGTGCAATTGCATTCGCTTAATATGAACCAGTTAATACCAGTGGAAGGAATGGAAGGTTATTTTAGAGACTCCTCAACCGGAGCCATTCTTAATAAAAATAACCCCCAGTTCCAAGCTTATGTGAAAAACCGAGATAGTATGACTAAGGAGAGGCAAAGACTTGATTCTCTTCAAACTGAAGTACTATCTCTAAAGGGTGATATGAGTGACATTAAGAGTCTACTTTCGGATATTACATCGATGTTAAGACCAGACTATAAATAGTTAATATAGAAGTTCTTATATAAATGGCTCAGCCTACCACCAGACAAGAATTTACCGATTATGTTTTGAGACAACTTGGTGCTCCTGTTTTGGAGGTCAATGTTGCTGACGAACAGGTCCAAGATCTTATTGATGATGCAATTCAATATTTCAATGAGAGACACTTTGATGGTGTTACCCAGGTATATTTGAAGTATCAGATAACACAGGACGATATTAATAGGGGAAGAGCAAGACCACCTGGTGCACCGCAAAATGAAAGTGGAACCACAGGTATTGCATCAACATCAGCTACCGCAAATATTGTAGGAACTGCGACAACATTTACATACTATCAAAATAGCAATTATATACAAATTCCACCTTCAATTATTGGAGTGAATAAAGCATTCCAGTTTGGTGGTGGAATGGGACAAGGAATGTTCAATGTCAAATATCAAATGATGTTGAATGACTTTATTGGTCTCAATGGATTTGGTGCATCTGGTTATGATTTGACATCATATTCAATGACAATGGGTTATTTGGAGACAATTAACTTTATCCTGAATACACATAAGCAGATTAGATTTAATCAAAGAACCGATAAATTATATTTGGACATTGATTGGAGCGAGTTGCAGGTTGGTGAGTTTATTGTTCTTGATTGTTGGGCGGCAAATGACCCCAATGAGTATTCAAGAATTTGGAACGATTCGTTCCTGAAACCCTATGTAACCGCACTTGTCAAAAAACAGTGGGGTCAAAATTTAATTAAATTTCAGGGTGTGAAGCTTCCAGGTGGTATTGAATTTAATGGAAGACAGATATATGAAGACGGTCAAGCAGATCTTGATAGGATTCAAGAGAAGATGATGAGTACATATGAACTTCCACCTTTAGATCTTATTGGGTAATACATTATGCTCAACCCATTTTTCCTGAACGGTAGTAAAACTGAGCAGAATCTAGTCCAGAGTCTTGTCAACGAGCAGTTGAGGATGTATGGAATAGAGGTCTATTACTTACCCAGAAGGTATGCTAAAACTAATACTATCATAAAAGAAGTTATTCAATCGGACTTCACTAATGCATATCCTATTGAGGCATATGTTGATAATTATGAGGGATATACTGGTCAGGGAAGTATTCTATCAAAGTTTGGTATTGAAAATAGAGATGACCTACAACTCGTCATTTCAAAAGAAAGATATGAGAATTATATTACACCGCTGATTAAAGATGTTCCAGATATTGAACTTTCGACACGACCGAAAGAGGGAGATTTAATATACTTCCCTCTTGGGGATAGGTTATTTGAAATTAAGTTTGTAGAACATGAACAACCTTTCTACCAACTTAAGAAGACATATGTCTATGAATTAAGGTGTGAACTCTTCCGTTACGAAGACGAGGTTATCGATACTGGTATTGAAGACATTGATGATGAGATTGCACAGATTGGTTATATTCAGACACTGGCACTAATTGGTGCTGGTAGATCTGCAACAGCTACCGCACAGGTATGTCCCGCAGGTGCAGTGAGTCACGTAACCATTACTAATATGGGTAAAGATTATGTGACACAACCTCAAGTTGGATTCTCTTCCGCACCTCCAGGAGGAATTACTGCTACAGGTATTGCATCACTATCATATAATTATCCAAATTGTAATGGTATAGGTGGTAGAATTTCAGCTATTCATATGACAGATGCTGGTTGTGGATATATTACCCCACCTTGGATATCAATAACTGGTGATACTGGTGTTGGTGCAGCTGCCACTACTGGTATTTCCACAGACGGTTCTATTCGGACAATTTCAGTTACAGATGGTGGTTCTGGATATATCAAGGCACCTAAGGTTTCCATTGGTTTGACCGCAGGTACTTATCCATTATTCAGTGATACTAATCATTATTTGGATTCTTCTACTACTACGTTCGATTCATTCTATCCGTCACCATCTAGATATGCTGTTGGTCTTGCAACAATTAGTGCGGGTATTGTTACTGCAATTTATGTTATTGATGGTGGTTCTGGATACGATACCAACCCAGTCGTAATTATTGATCCACCATTTGTCGATAATCCCGATATTAATGTTGGTGGAATGTTCGTATTTAATGAGACTGTAACTGGTTCTATATCTGGTACAACTGCAAGAGTTAAAGAATGGAATGGTGTTACAAACATTATGGAGATTAGTATTGTAAGTGGTAGTTTTGTTCCGCAAGAATATATAACCGGCAATACATCTGGAGCAAAATATGTAATTGGATCTGTGAATACGGATGATTTAGTTACACCATTTGCTGATAATGATAACATTGAGGCAGAAGCAAAAACAATTTTAGATTTTTCAACATCTAATCCATTTGGTATGCCGTAATTAAAAGTTGTTAAATAGAAGTATATGTCTTCAAAGTAATGTTTGAATATTTTTACAATGAGATCTTTAGATCTGTAATTATTGGATTTGGTTCTTTGTTTAATGGAATCCAAATTCAACATAAAGATGAGAATGACTCCACATCCAGTGTCATTAAAGTTCCTCTTGCTTACGGACCTACTCAAAAATTTCTTGCAAGACTGAAACAGAATCCAGATTTGAACTCGCCAGTTCAAATTACACTTCCAAGGATGTCATTTGAATTTACAAATTTGGCATATGACTCCTCAAGGAAATCAACTCAAACCCAGACGGTAGTTTATACAAATTCCGATGGAACAGAGACGAAGAAAGGATATCTTCCTGTTCCGTATAACATGACAATCACTCTTTCAATTTATACCAAATTGAATGATGATATGCTTCAAATTATTGAACAAGTTGTTCCTTACTTTCAACCGGGTTATACACTCCCCATCAAGTTCTTGGGTAATCTGAATGAAGTAATCAATGTTCCGGTTCAACTGGATAATATTGATATGAGTGATGATTATGAAGGTAATTTTGACACAAGAAGAGCACTAGTATATACTCTAACGTTCACTGCAAAGACTTATGTCTTTGGTCCCCTCAAAGATGTTTCTTCCGATATTATCAAGAAGGTTACTGTTGGATATGTTGCTGGGTCAACCAGTGGAAATTCTTATCAGAGAGATGTTACTTATCAGGTTACACCAAGAGCAGTTAAAGATTATGATGGTGTAGTTGCAACCCTACTTTCAGAGAATGTTGATATGGTAGAGACCATAATCGATGTTGATGACGGAACTAAAATTCAAGAAAAATCATATATCTACATTGGTCAAGAAGAAATGTATGTAGATAATGTGACCGGAAATAGGTTGGTGGTCAAGAGAGCTCAAGATAAATCACCATTACAAAATCATTTACTTGGTGAAAAAGTATATGCAATAACTCAAGCAGATAATGAACAAATTGAAGTTGGTGACAATTTTGGTTTTGACGGAAATCTTTTCTGAGGTAAATCATGGATAAGTATGAAAAGCTCAATGAAACTTTTGATGTTGAACCAATAGAGGTAAAACCAGAAAAAAATGTTATTGAACAAAGAATTGAAAGATATGAAACTTCTAAGGAAGATATTCGTAAAGACTATGAATACACGAGAGGTAATTTATATTCAATCATTGAAAAGGGTCAGGAAGCAATCAATGGAATCTTAGAACTTGCTCAAGAAAGCGAGATGCCAAGAGCATATGAAGTTGCTGGTCAATTAATTAAGAGTGTCTCTGATGCTACAGATAAGTTGATGGACCTTCAGAAAAAACTTAAAGATGTCAATAAAGAAGAAGAATCGAAAGGACCAACAACCGTCAATAATGCACTTTTTGTTGGTTCTACCGCAGACCTTCAAAAAATGTTAAAGAATGCGGGTAAGGACCTAAATACCTAAAAAGACTGAAATGGCTGCCGAATCTGTAAATATACAAATTGATAAAGGAACAGATTTTTCCCAGAATTTTGTGATGAAGAATCCTGATCAAACAATTATTGATTTGACTGGGTATACTGGAGTTTCTAAAATTAGGAAGTACCCAGAAGATTTGAGTAGCTCAAGTAGTTTTACTGTGGGTATTGCATCAACCACTGGAACAATTACGTTGTCGATGGGTGCAACAATTACATCAAATTTGACAGTAGGTAGAAACTACTATGATATCCTTATAACCTCTGGTTCGAGTGTAGTATCAAAGGCTTTTGAGGGTTCAGTTATTGTAAATGCAACTGTATCTGTATAAAAATGGATAATTTAGGAGATTTCTTTTCTCTTATTGGCGAAGAAAAGAAAAAAGACAAAGAAAAGACTAAAGAAATACTTGGAGAGGTATCCTTAGGAGACCTTTTCTCAAGTTTGAGTGAAGAAAAAAAGAAGGTTAAAGAAAAAAGTTTAAAAAAAGAAAAAGAATTAGAAAAAATTAAAAAAGACGCAAAAATTTTTGAAGCGTTTTTGTTTAGTGAAACTCCTAAGGTAGAACAAAGTGCGATAAATGCAGTAAATGTTCTAGAGACCGAACTTAAAAATCTTAAAAGTACATCCTATAAGTCAATTGATAGGCTTATGAGAGGGATTAGTGCAGAGTATAATATTACACCAACCAAATTACATAATCAATTTAAAGAAAAACATAATCTTATACCTGATGATTGGGTAAAACAGCAGAAAGAAGAAGTAGATACTAGTAATTGGAAAGATGATTATAAACCTATTGAGATAGAAACTGAAGATATAATTAAACCAGAACCTCTTAAACCATCAGAACCTGTTGCAGATGTTGAAGAACTCGGTGAGAGTATAAAAGAATTGGAAACTCTTGCAAAAATAAGAGATGATGTTGATGTGAAGGTTGATAATTCTACCAATATGATGAAGAGTATTGAGATTCTGGATAAGTTAACTCCAGATGAAGAGATTGACATTGATGGAAAGGATAGTGAAGTTAATAGACTGAGAAGAGAAATAGATCAACTGCGTAAGATGGTCTATGAAAGTGTCAGACACACCTCTACTATTGGAGGTGGTGGTGCTGGATTCATCAAGGATCTTGATGATGTCAATATTGCTGGTCTTCAGAATGGTTATATACTGTCATATAATTCTACTACTCAAAAGTGGGATGTAATTGAAAACCAAAGTACTGGTGGGGTAGCAAATGGCATTAGAATTCTTACTACTACAGAGAGAGATGCATTAACGCCATCAGCAGGAGCGTTGATTTACAATTCTACTACTGATGTTGTTCAGGTTTATACTGGAACTGCCTGGGTAGGTGTTGCTTCTGATGAAGATGCGATTATTGATGGTTCTGTCACTATTACATAGTAATAAATAGTAGGACAGAATTCTTTCTATTGACATGCAGGAAGGTAATCTACATAAGTGGTTTAAGGGATCCAAGTCCAAAGACGGTAAGTCTGGTTGGGTCAATGTAGTCACTGGTGGTACATGTGCCAGTGATAAACCAGGCGAAGGAACACCTAAGTGCGTATCTTCTTCAAAGAGAGCTAGTATGACTCCTGCGGAAAGGAAGTCGGCACAAAGTAGAAAGAAAAAAGCAGACCCAAACCAACAATCAAAGTCTGGTGCTGCAAAGCCAACTTATGTCAAAACCGATAGTCCTAGGAAAATGAAGGAATCAAAAGAAATTGATAAGATTGCTAAGGAACTTGATGGGGCTGTAGAAATGCATACAAGTCAGGCAAAGAGACTTAGAAAACACTCTAAAGATATGAAAGAAGAAAAAAATTGTGGGTGTGGTAAGAATCCTTGTATTACATATGGTAAGAAAGAAGAAGTAACTGAAGGAACAGATAAGAAAGGTTCAGGTTCTGGTAAGAAAGATGCTTGTTATCATAAGGTAAAGGCATCTGCTTCTGTATGGCCTTCTGCTTATGCATCTGGTCGTTTGGTTCAGTGTCGTAAGAAAGGTGCTGCCAACTACGGTAAGTCAAAGAAGAATGAAGAATTCATGGCTCTTCCAGAATTTACTGACCTTCAAATCAGGTGTATGGAAGCCGCAGGTATTGAAGTAGAAGTTCTTGATGAGAAGTGTTGGGTTGGGTATACCCAGAAGGGTATGAAGAAAAAGGGTAAGAGAGTAGTTCCTAATTGTGTGAAGGTTGAAGGATATGCTCCGGGTGATGTTGATCAAAAAGTTGGTGCTGTAACTCCTATCCCTAAAAAGGATCAGGACGATGCCAAGGCACGTATCCTTGCTAAGACAAAGGCAAAACGTGAAAAGATGAAGGAAGAAAATACTATTGAAGAAGCAACCAGAGTTCCCGCACAAAATGGTAATGTCTATCTGGTAGGATTTACCTGGAGAGGTAAGTATATGATGATGAAACTCTTCTTCCCAGAAGTTAAGAGACCTTCGAGAAATGAAGTCAAAGATGCTCTTGAGAAGATTTATCCTGGTTGTCATCTTCAAAGGTTTGATATTGCACCATACAATCCAAGTGAGCCTATGATTAATGTAGGTGTAAATGAGGAAGTAGAAGAACTTGAAGAGAAGTCTGCTGCATGGCAGAGGAAAGAAGGTAAGAATAAGAAAGGTGGTTTGAACGAGAAGGGACGTAAGTCTTACGAACGTGAAAATCCTGGTTCTGATCTTAAGGCTCCTCAACCAGAAGGTGGTCCTAGAAAGAGATCTTTCTGTGCTCGTATGGGTGGAGTTAAAGGACCAATGAAAAAACCTAATGGGGAACCTACTCGTAAGGCTCTTGCCCTTAGAAAGTGGAAGTGCTGATGAAAAATTTTAAAGATTTTATACAGGAATCAGTCACTATTAATGGTGACTTCAATGGAACACTCAATGTAGGTGGTGATAATTCTGCTTCTCCAGAACAACAGGTGGAAGAAAACTATAAGTATCTTGCAGACTTTGTTTGGATGGGTAGTATTTATAGGGTACAGTTAGAACAGGCTGACTCAGTAAGACTACCAACTAATCAGGAGTTAGCAGAACAACTACAAAGTGAATATCCTGGTGCAATTGTTCAACGAGTATATCCAGTAGAACAAAAATCATCAGTTAGGTTTGGTGATATCAAAAGATATCATCCTGGTAAATTAGATTGGGTTTAGTATATGGCTATTTGGAATTCTGGAATAGGTACATTTCTTAAACAAGAAACTACCTTGTTTGAAGTGATGGGTATAGCATCAAGTGATGGTCAATATATTTCTACTGATAATAGATTTCCTGTAGATGCTAATATATCGGGTATCTCTTCGGATACAGTTGTATCTATTGGTAATAGTATTACGGTAAATCAAGGAACTTCACCATGGGTTGTAACACCCATACCCCAAATCTCTTTACCTCCAGGATACGGACAAATTCATAAGTTTGGTGCTGTTCCTGAAATGAGTCAGGATACTAACGGAACGATTTGGGATGAAAATGATACAATTTATCCTTGGGATACAATTTCTGCAGGCAGTCAACTTGAAGTTCGAGTTGTAAATCCAAATAATGAAAACAATACTAGTACTGACCTTGATGGAGACACTGTAGAAATACAAGGACTTGATGTCAATTACAATGTCATTACAGAGACAGTAACTATATCTGGTTTCTCGGCAACTACCACAAATACGTTTTATAGGGTGTATAGAGCGATCTATGCAAACACCGCCGATATTGCAAACAGTAAACGTATTCTAATAAGAGTATCTACAACCACTGTTGCAAAAATATTAGAAAATATAGGACAGACACTGATGTCAGTATATACTGTTCCTGCAGGTAAAACTGGCTCTATAATGAGATTAGATGTAACTGCACAGGGAACATCAACAGGTAGTTTTAAACTTTTTGTTCGTGAAGGTGGTACAGGGAATTTTGGAGTAAGGCACATTGCAGAAGTAAATGGTGTTGGTGGTCCATATCAACTCACTTATCCGATTCCTCAGTCATTCCCAGAAAAAACAGATATTGATGCAAGAATGCATACATTATCAAATAATGGTAGATATACTTGTACATTTGATATTTTGCTTACGGATAATTAATTATGAGTAATGATGTTTATTTGGGTAATCCCCTTCTCAAGAAGGCGAATACCCCTATTGAGTTTACGCAAGAGAATATTGAAGAATATATTAAGTGTAAACAGGACCCAGTATACTTTGCAAATAATTATGTAAAGATCGTAACCTTGGACCATGGACTTCAACCATTCAAGACTTACGATTTCCAAGATAAGTTAATCAATAATTTCCACGAGAATAGATTTAATATCTGTAAGATGCCTAGACAGACTGGTAAGTCAACCACCTGTGTATCGTATCTACTTCATTATGCAATCTTCAATGATAGTGTCAATATTGGTATTCTGGCTAACAAGGCTACAACGGCTAGAGAACTGCTCGCAAGACTGGCTACTGCATATGAGAACTTACCAAAGTGGATGCAACAGGGTATTCTTGTATGGAACAAAGGCAACATTGAGTTAGAGAACGGTAGTAAGATACTTGCAGCTTCTACCTCAGCGTCAGCTGTTCGAGGTATGTCTTTCAATATCCTCTTCTTGGACGAATTTGCGTTTGTTCCCAATCATGTTGCTGACGCATTCTTTGCCTCTGTTTATCCTACTATCACTTCAGGTAAATCAACGAAGGTAATTATTGTTTCTACGCCTCACGGCATGAACCACTTTTATAGAATGTGGCATGATGCAGAGAAGGCAAAGAATGAATATATTCCAACTGACGTTCATTGGTCAGAAGTTCCTGGTAGGGATGAAGTCTGGAAAGAGCAAACAATCAAGAACACTTCTGAACAACAGTTCAAGATTGAGTTTGAGTGTGAATTTCTTGGGTCTGTTGATACATTAATTGCACCAAGTAAACTCAAAACTATGGTGTATGATAATCCAATTCAAACGAGTGCAGGACTGGATGTTCATGTTGCACCAATTCCTGACCACGATTATATTGCAACTGTTGACGTTGCACGAGGAGTAGGTAATGACTACTCTGCATTTATTATTACTGATATTACTACATTCCCACATAGAGTTGTGGCGAAGTATAGGAACAATGAAATCAAACCAATGTTGTTCCCTAACATTATTTTTCAGTTAGCAAAGAAATACAACAATGCATTTGTTCTTTGTGAGGTCAATGATATTGGAGACCAGGTTGCAAGTATTCTTCAATATGATTTAGAGTATCAGAATGTTCTGATGTGTGCAATGCGTGGTAGAGCAGGACAGGTTGTAGGACAGGGTTTCTCTGGAACTAAAACACAACTTGGAGTTAAGATGTCCAAGACTGTCAAGAAGATTGGGTCACTTAATCTCAAGACAATGATTGAAGAAGATAAACTCATTTTTAATGATTATGAGATTATCTCAGAACTGACTACATTCATTTCAAAGAGTAATTCATTCGAAGCAGAAGAAGGTTGTAATGATGACCTTGCAATGTGTCTAGTCATCTATGCATGGTTGGTTGCTCAAGATTACTTTAAAGAACTGACCGACCAAGATGTTCGTAAGAGATTATATGAGGAACAGAAGAATCAAATAGAACAAGACATGGCACCATTTGGTTTTATGAATGATGGTTTAGATGAAGGAACCTTTGTAGATAACGAGGGAGACAGGTGGTATACCAAGAGTAATGAATATGATGAGTATGGTTCGGCAGCCGGTGGTTGGGAACTCTGGAACTACTAATGGACTTTGATGAGCAACTAGAACTAGGTCATTTACTGTTAAATGATAGAAGATGTAAAAGTTGTGGTGAAGTCAAAAATCTTGTGGACGATTTTTACAGGACAAGAAAAGATAGAGGAGCGGTTCCTTCTTCATATTCATATGTCTGTAAGGAGTGTTTCATTGAGTATGTAAAAGAGAGAAAGAAAGACCGAACTCCGAAATCAAGATGGGAATATCCTGATTGGTAGGGTTTACTTCTTGTTTACCCTATCAAAACCGGGATATTCATAAATATTTTTAGTTAAATGAGTAACAAAGGAGAGAGAAAACATGGCTACTCCTCAACTATCTCCAGGAGTTTTAGTCAGGGAAGTTGACTTAACTGTTGGAAGAGCTGAGAATGTTCTTGACAACATTGGTGCAATTGCAGGACCCTTTTCACTGGGACCGGTAAATGAGCCAATTACGATTGAGACACAGCAACAATTCCTTGATACTTTTGGTAAGCCAATTGGAACTGATAGACAGTACGAGTACTGGATGTCTGGAAATTCATTCCTCTCCTACGGTGGTATTCTAAAAGTTGTTAGAGTCGGTGGAGACACCCTGAATAATGGTAATGCCGGAACTCAACAAGCTTCGGATACTGTTAGAATTGACAACCTGGATGATTATGAGCAGAATCATCAGACAGACTCCAGTTTCTACTGGGCAGCAAGAAACCCCGGTACATGGTCGAATAGTCTGAAGGTTTGTACGATTGATAACCTGTCAGATCAGATTATCAGTATTGCCACCACTAATCCAGGTGCATCAGGATTTGTTGTTGGTTATGGCGTATCCACTGCAAAGGATGGAACTACGATCCCTGGCAATGGTTCACTAATTCAGTTCAATGGTAATCTGAAAGGTATCATTACTGGAGTTAATACTGACGCACAAACTGCTGCTAATAGTTCGATTGAAGTTAAGGTACTTTCAAGAGTTACCCCAACTACTCAATCTACTGAGAACATTGGTTTTACTACGGTAAAAACTATTGGAGTTGCTAGTACAGAAACAATTTCTGTTAATAGTACCGCTGGTATTACTACTGGAACTCTCGCGGTTATTCAAAATAATCCCGGAGTTGATGGTGCCGAAGGTGGAGTTCGTATTGTAAGTTTTAGCTCTTCTACAATCACATTGGCTGTAGGTATTGCACAATCTGCATTGGTTGGTACAGCTGTTACATATCAAACATTGACATCAATTGCAGGATCTGAGACTCCTGTTGATTATCAGAACTACAATTCTGCAAATTCATTCTCTGATGGTGATACACTAATTACTACTCCAGCCAGTGGTATTGCGGCTACGACATTCACCAGTGCAACAGTCACTGATTGGTACGATCAACAAACTCTTGGTCTTAATAACTCTACAGTTTACTGGAGAAACATTGCACCAAGACCAGTATCTAACAGATTTGTAACTGAAAGATCTGGTGCAAACGACGCAATCCACGTAGTGGTTGTAGACGACAGTGGAGATGTTACCGGCGTTCAAGGTAATATTGTTGAGAGATTTGTATCGTTGTCCAAGGCTTCTGATGCTACTGCTGATGGAGACAATCCTACTAGGACTTACTACAAGGAATTCATTGCAAACAACTCGAAGTTTGCTTTTGCTGGATTTAATCCATCTAATGCACAAGATACTTATTGGAATACGATTCCAACAGCATCTGGTTTCTCAACTGCGACCACACCATATACCACTGCCGAAGGCCTTTGGGGTCAAGAAGCACAAAATACTAATTTCTCATCACTAGGAAATGTAAGTTACACACTAACTGGTGGTGTTGACTATAGTGCAAATAAGGGTATGTCAGCTGACCTCCCAGGTCTGTTGCAAGGTTACAATCTATTTTCTAATAAAGATGAGATTGCAGTTGATTATCTAATCATGGGTCCAGGACTTGCGGTAGAAAATGAATCACAAGCGAAGGCCAATCTTCTAATTTCTATTGCGGAACAGAGGAAAGATTGTGTTGCGACTATCTCTCCGCATAGAGCTAATGTTGTAAATGTAACTGATTCTAATACACAAACCGCAAACGTATTAGGTTTCTATTCACCTTTACAATCATCGTCTTATGCGGTGTTTGATACTGGTTATAAGTATACCTTCGATAGATTCAATAACGCATTCCGTTATATCCCAACCAATGGTGATATTGCTGGTCTGATGGTAAGAACTGCACTTAATGCATATCCTTGGTTCTCCCCTGCTGGTCTCCAGAGAGGTGTTCTGAATAATGCTGTTAAGATGGCATACAACCCAACTAAGAATCAAAGAGACGAACTCTACTCTGCTAGAGTGAACTCAATCATCAACCAAAGAGGTTCTGGTATTGCACTTTACGGTGACAAGACTGCTCTTGCATATTCTTCGGCCTTCGATAGAATTAACGTAAGAAGATTGTTCTTGACTGTAGAACAAGCTCTTGAGGGAGCTGCAAATGACCAGTTGTTCGAACTCAATGACTCTAACACTAGAGCAAACTTTGTTAACATTGTCGAACCCTATTTGAGAGATGTTCAAGCCAAGAGAGGTGTTTATGATTTCAGAGTTATTTGTGACGAATCCAACAACACTCCAGATGTCATTGACAACAATGAGTTTAGAGCTGATATCTTCCTGAAGCCAACCAAGTCTATCAACTTCGTCACCTTGACGTTCGTTGCCACTAGAACGGGTGTTGACTTCGAAGAAGTAATTGGTACTGTTTGATTATATTAAATAACTACTAGGAGGATCAACTAATGGCAGACACAAAATCATTATCACAATTCAAATCTAGATTAGCGGGCGGTGGCGCCCGCCCCAATCTATTTGAAGTTTCAATTCCATCATTCCCATCAGCAATTTCTGATGCCTGGGGTAGTGGTGACCAGTCGGAGAATGGAACATTTAAGTTCCTTTGTAAGGCTGCAGCCCTTCCCGCTTCAAACACACCTTCAATTCCTGTACCTTTTAGAGGTAGACAATTAAAGGTTGCTGGAGACAGAACCTTTGACCCATGGACAGTCACCATCATCAATGATGAAGACTTTCAACTCAGAACATCGTTCGAGAGATGGGCAAACGTTATCAGCAAACTTGATGATGCAACTGGTGTTACCAACCCATCATCGTATATGACTGACGCATATGTTCAGCAACTCGGTAGAGGTGCTGAAAGATTTTCAACCACGAATAGTGGTGGTCAGTCCGCAGTTCTGAGAACGTATAAGTTCTTCGATATTTTCCCAACGAATATCAGTGAAATTGCACTCGGATATGATAGTGGGGATACGCTAGAAGAATTTACTGTATCATTCGATGTTCAATACTATACGATTGGCAACTCACTGGAGTCTTCTGGTAGTGGTGCTGGTGAAGTTTTGATTGAGTGATAAATAACTAGGAGATACACTTCTAGTAAATATATTGCAATGGCGAGACTATTTGGTTACTCAATTGAAGATGGCGAAAAAACACCGCCTGGTGTAGTATCTCCGATTCCACCCAATAATCAGGATGGATCGGAGAACTATGTCAGTAGCGGTTTTTTTGGTAGCTACGTAGATATTGAAGGCGTATATAAGAACGAGACTGATTTAATCAGACGATATCGTCAGATGGCACTCTATCCAGAATGTGATAGTGCGATCGAAGATATTGTAAACGAAGCAATTGTTTCAGATACAAATGATACTCCAGTATCAATCGAACTGTCCAATCTAAGTGCAAGTGATAATATCAAGAAAAAGGTAAGAGAAGAGTTTAGATACATTCTTGAACTTCTTGACTTTGATAAGAAGGCACACGAAATCTTTAGGAATTGGTATATTGACGGAAGACTTTACTATAATAAAGTTATTGACCAAAAGAAACCACAAGATGGTATTCAAGAGCTGAGATACATTGACTCGGCAAAAATGCGGTATGTTCGTAAGTTAAAGAAGAAGGGTCCTGATAGTCTTCAAACATCACAAACAGCATTTACAAATTCCAATGAAACTTCATACGATTTTCCAGAGATAGAAGAATTCTTCATCTACACTCCAGATGCTCGTACTGGTACTGGGTATGGTGGTAATCCACAGAAAGGAGTCAAGATGACTCGTGATTCTGTTACCTATTGTACATCTGGTCTGGTAGATAGAAACAAAGGACTTACATTGTCCTGGATGCATAAGGCAATCAAACCACTCAATCAGTTGATGATGATTGAGGATAGTTTGGTTATCTACAGACTATCAAGAGCACCAGAAAGAAGAATCTTCTATATTGATGTTGGTAATCTTCCCAAACAGAAGGCAGAACAGTATCTGCGTGATGTCATGATGCGTTATAGAAACAAGTTAGTCTATGATGCAAACACTGGCGAACTTCGTGATGATAAGAAGTTCATGTCTATGATGGAAGACTTCTGGTTACCTAGAAGAGAAGGTGGTCGTGGTACTGAAATTACTACACTTCCTGGTGGTCAGAACCTTGGCGAAATCACTGATATCAATTACTTCCAAAGAAAACTTTATAGGGCATTGAATGTTCCTGAAACCAGAATTGAAGGTGAAGGTTCTGGTATGTCACTGGGTCGTTCTTCTGAAATCTTGAGAGACGAGGTTAAGTTCTCCAAGTTTGTTGGAAGAATGAGAAAGAGATTCTCTGATATGTTTAACGACATGTTGAGAACTCAACTTCTTCTTAAGAATATTGTGACTCCCGAAGATTGGGAGTACATGGCAGATCATATCCAATATGACTTCATGTATGACAATCACTTTGCAGAACTAAAAGATGCAGAGTTGCTGACAGAAAGAATTAATCTTGCAACATTGATGGAACCATATATTGGTAAGTATTACTCTTCTGATTATATAAGAAGAAGTATCTTCCGTCAGACTGATGATGAAATTATTGAGCAAGATGAATTGATCGAAAAAGAAATCGAAAACGGTGTAATTCCCGATCCTAATGCAATTGCAATGGATCCTGGAATGGCTGGGGGCCCAGAAATGGGTGGTGCACTTCCACCTGATACTGGTGGTGGCGATGCAATTCAGTCACCAGAAATACCCAAAGATCCAGCGGCTCCAAAAAATCCAGCCGGTGGTGTAATCTAAATAAACTTTAAAGTAATTATTAATCAACATGGATGACCTTATGGACATGCTCGTCAAAGATGACGAGTCTGCATCACAAATCAGTGATAAAATCAAAGACATTTTGTTTGCAAAGAGTGCAGAACAGATTGAAACTATCAGACCAAACGTTGCCGCATCAATTTTTGATGAGCCAGTTTCTGATGAAGAAATTGAATCTGAGGTAGAAACAGGACCTTCAGAAGAAGAGTAATACTAAATACCTTTATAAGTAACTATTGTAATTAAAATAATGGGCGCGACACGACCAGTAGGAGTCAATACTACTTTTGCAACTAGTACTTCTTCTACTCAAACATCAGCAATTCCGCAACAATCGGATACTATTAGAATTGTAGCACTGAATGCAGGGGTTCATATTGCATATGGCAATAACCCAACTGCAACTTCTTCAGACTTCTTTGTAACTACAACTGATACTGCAGAGATTTCGCTTGGACCTGTAGCATCTCAAAGAGTTGTTGCATACACAAAAGGAACTACTACAACTCTAGATTTTCCAGAAGGAACTGGATGTCCTTTTGGAGTAGGAGAGGCAGTATCGTTGACTGTTGATGGTCAATCAGCATTTGATTTTGCACATCAAAACGTTCTATCAGTCAATAATACCGCTAATATTGGTGGATTTTTTGGTACAAGATGTGTCATTGATTATAATTCTTCCTCCGTTGTAGGAACATTTGATCCAAATTATGCAACATTGAGAAGGTCAATTAAGGTTGCTGCAGTTACAGCATCTGGAACTGGCACCGTTCACATCCAACAAGTACAAAGATCCTGAGAACAATGCAACTTATTAGAGAAGAAATCGAAACAGTTGATTTTATCGTTGAAGAAAAGAACGGTAAAAAAAGTATGTTCATTGAAGGTATCTTCCTTCAAGGAGACATCTGCAATCGTAATGGAAGAATGTATCAAATGGAGGGCCTGAGAAAGGAAGTCCAACGATACTCAGAAAACCATATTGAGTGTGGTAGGGCCCTTGGTGAATTGGGTCATCCTGATGGTCCAACAGTCAACTTGGATCGTGTCAGTCACAAAATTGTTTCACTCAAAGAAAGTGGAACAAACTTCATTGGTAAGGCAAAAATCCTCTCAACCCCAATGGGTCAGATTGCACAATCACTTATTGGTGAAGGTGTCAAACTGGGAGTTTCTTCTAGAGGCATTGGATCACTGACCAAAACTAGAGATGGTATCAACGTTGTTGGTTCTGACTTTATGTTGGCCACTGCTGCTGATATTGTTGCAGACCCTTCTGCACCTGATGCTTTCGTTGAAGGTATCATGGAAGGTAAAGAGTGGATCTGGGATGGTGGTATTCTTAGAGAACAACAAGCCGCCAAAACTTACAAGCATATTAACACACTTGTAACTACTAAGCAACTTGACGAGCAAAAGCTCGACCTTTTCAACAACTTTTTGAATAATCTTTAAAAGGTATTGAAATAAACAAATTATAAATAAATATAGATTAAAAAAGGTTAATCGGAGTACCCTCAAATGTCTCGTGGAGATTTACAAGAAATGGAGCAATCTAAAACTGCTGTGAACGCCAACGCTCAATCTGCTGAACCAATGCAGAAGCTATCAAATCCCGGCGAAGGTCTTTCACCTTCTTACGAGGATCTTGGCGGTCCAACACCAGAAAACTACAGAGCTGACGATGATTCTGCAAAGCTCAATGAGCCTAAGATCAAAACAGTTAACGATGTAGTAAATTCAAAAGCTGCTAAGGCTGATGCAATGAAATCAATGGCTAAAGAAGAAATCGAATCTGCAGAAGAAGAAGTTCTTGAAGAAGAAGAGATTGTTTCTGAAGACGAAGGCATCGACATTGAAGAAGATGTAAACGCACTTCTCGGTGGCGAAGAGCTCTCCGAAGAATTCAAAGAAAAGGCTAAGGTCATCTTTGAAGCCGCATTAACCTCTAAAATCAAAGAAATCCAGGAAACCCTGGAAGTTCAGTTTGAAGCCAGACTGGACGAAGAAAGAGAAACCCTTAAGGAATCTCTTACTGAAAGAGTTGACTCGTATCTTGAGTATATCTGCCAAGAGTGGATGACTGAGAATGAGTTGGCAATCGAACATGGTCTCAAGACCGAAATGACAGAATCCTTCCTCTCTGGAATGAAGGGTCTATTTGAAGAGCATTATGTAACTATCCCTGAAGAAAAATATGATGTTCTTGAGAGCATGGTAGACAAACTTGATGATATGGAGACAAAACTCAACGAGCAAATTGATAAGAATATCGGCTTGAACAAGCGTCTTGCCGAGTCAGTTTCTGACAATATTCTTGATAACGTTTCTGAAGGCCTTGCCGCTACACAGAAAGAGAAGCTCGCTTCACTCGCTGAAAGTATTGAGTTTGAAAGTGAAGAAGAATATCGTGAAAAGCTGGAAACCCTGAAGGAGTCATACTTCTCCAGAACTCCAACTACAAAATCTGACGCTCCCCAAACCCTTTCCGAGGGTGTGGATAGTACCCCTGCTCCTGTTGCAGGATCCATGGATGCATATCTCAGAACACTGGGTGCGTTCAAAAGCTGAATTTAACATTCATTCAAACAAAACAAACTATTAGGTAAAGCAAATGTTTCAATCTGAACATCTGCAGGAAAAGTGGAGTCCACTTCTCGACTATGAAGGCCTTGATCCAATCAAGGATTCACACCGTAGAAGCGTAACCGCAGTCCTGCTCGAGAACCAAGAAAAATTCCTCCGTGAGGAAGCAGCATTCAGTCAGGGTATCAACCTGATGGAATCCCCCACTAACTCTGCAGGTAGTAACCCTGCTGGTTTCAGTGGTTCTGCCCCCGCATCCGGCCCTGTTGCTGGTTTCGACCCCGTACTGATCTCCTTGATCAGACGTGCAATGCCTAACCTGGTCGCATATGACCTGGCTGGCGTTCAACCAATGAACGGACCTACTGGACTCATCTTCGCGATGCGTTCACGTTATGAGAATCAGTCTGGCGACGAAGCACTGTTCAACGAAGCTAATACAGCATTCGCTGGTCAGGATGATGGATTCAATCTTGAAGGTGGTTTCGCCGATGGCCCTGTTGGTCTTGGTACTACCTCACAGAATGGTCCTAACCCTTCAGTTCTGAACCCCGTTGGTACCGCAACCACGAACCCCTCACCATATAACGTTGGTGAAGGAATGCAGACTGGTGACGCTGAGAACCTGGGAGCAGGTACTGGCGATCAGTTCAATCAGATGGCCTTCTCGATCGAGAAAGTCACCGTAACCGCCAAGTCTAGAGCTCTGAAAGCAGAGTACAGCTTGGAACTGGCACAAGACCTTAAGGCTATTCACGGTCTTAACGCTGAAGCCGAACTGGCTAACATCCTCTCTACTGAAATCCTTGCGGAAATCAACAGAGAAGTTATCCGTACCATCTACAAAGTTGCTGAGCAAGGCGCTGTTTCTAACACCGCAACTGCTGGTATCTTCGACCTGGACGTTGACTCCAATGGTCGTTGGTCCGTTGAGAAGTTCAAAGGACTTCTGTTCCAAATCGAGAGAGACGCTAACGCGATTGCTCAAAGAACTCGTAGAGGAAAGGGCAACATGGTTCTGTGTTCCGCAGACGTTGCTTCCGCACTGACCATGGCTGGTATCCTTGATTACACCCCAGCACTGAATGCAAACCTGAATGTCGATGACACGGGTAACACATTCGCTGGTACGATCAACGGTAAGTTCCGTGTATACATCGACCCATATTCTGCTAACCTGACCTCTGCTAACGCGGCTGGTGGTAATCAGTACTACGTCGTTGGTTATAAGGGTTCTTCACCTTATGACGCTGGCTTGTTCTACTGCCCATACGTTCCTCTTCAGATGGTTCGTGCAGTTGGAGAGAACACCTTCCAACCCAAAATCGGCTTCAAGACTCGTTACGGACTCGTAGCGAACCCCTTTGCCGAAGGTACAACTCAGGGTCTTGGCAGACTCCGCATCAACTCCAACCGTTACTACAGAAGAGTTGCTGTCAAAAATTTGATGTAGGCTCTAGCCTCATTGATTATCAAGACCTCCTTCGGGGGGTCTTTTTTTTATGCATACTCTTATAAATAAGTTAAGAAGCTAAAAATAATCATGGCATATATTTACCAGGCCGTTAATAAAAAGAATGGTAAATCCTATATTGGTCGCACCACTTATAAACGTTTGAGACAGAGAGAAAGCACACACTGGTGGTATGCAAATAATAAAGGATATAACCACCCTTTCCCTAATGCACTTATCAAGTATGGTAGAGATATGTTTGAGTGGAGTATATTAGAGGAGTGTAGTAAAGAAGACCAGGGTACTAGGGAGGTATATTGGATTGATAAAATTAAACCAGAGTATAACGCAACCCTTGGTGGAGACGGTGGTAGTTATGGTATCCCCTGTTCGGAAGAGAAGAAAAAAATCCTATCAAAAGCTGTGGCCAAATCAGTAATAAACCTTGATACCGAAGAAGTATTTGATAGTTTGCAGGATGCTGCAAATTTTGCGGGTGTGTCTGTCAGTATGATAAGTATGGCATGTAGTGGTAAAAGGAAGACAGCTGGTAGTTATAGATGGAAACTGATTGATAAATAGTAAAAAAGTAATTTGATCGATGTCAAATATTCTCACTAATAATATCAATCCCCGTAGTGGTAATCTGATTACTATTGGTGGGTCTAATGACAAGGTGTCCATTGCAGGTACACTCACTTATGAAGATGTAAGTAATATTGATTCCGTTGGTATTATTACTGCACAGAGTGGTCTCCAGGTAACTGGTGGTAATATGACAGTTGGTGGAACTACTGTCACGGATTCAAACTTATTAAATATCCAAGGAACTAGTGCAACTAGCAACATTGGTGTAGTTCTTAATGATACTAATACTTCTAAGATTTACGGTATCCAAAACGGAGCAAGCGCGCTTAAGGTTTTCGACTATACGGCATCTGCCGAGCGCATGCAAATCGACAGCTCGGGTAGAGTTGTAATTGGAGTTGCAGGATTTAGTGACGACCGTGAACGTTTAGTAATCAAATCACCCACAGGTAACGGTACATTTTTAACAATAGAAGCACCAAGTGATACAGGTACATCACAACTATTTTTTGGAGACTCAGACTTTAACGTAGGTCGATTGATGTATGACCATAATGACGATTCAATGTCATTTTTCACGAATGACGCCGAGCGGATGAGGATTACATCTGGTGGCAATCTTGGTATAAATCATTCTACTCCACAGTTTGGAATTACGCTTGGTCAAGACGCAGGTGATATTGGAAAAATTGGTTGGGAAGACGCTGGTAATAGCAAACGTGCCTCTATTACATGTTCAACTTCTAGTGATGCACTTCAGTTTCATACCGGGACAAGTGACACTGAGCGGATGCGTATCGACAGCTCGGGCAGGGTATTAATTGGCACCACAAGTGCATCCAATTCCAGTGTTCCTGGCGTAAAAATAATAGGAGGCTCTGCAGCAACTGTAGATGTAGTTACTAACAGATCAGATAATCTCAATGTTAATCATATTTATAACACAAATGCAACGAGAAATGGTTACAGATACTATGTTTCACTAGACGGAGGTATTCGTAATTTCTCTGGCAGTAATGTTAATCTTTCTGACGAACGCGAGAAGAAAAACATTGTTGACATGGATAGCACTTGGAGCGAACTTAAGCAGTGGACATTGAGGCAATTCCATTTTAATGACCAAGACAATTCTGAAGATAAGTGTTATGGCGTCATTGCTCAGCAAATTGAAACAGTTAGCCCCCAAGTCCTATCAACTTTTGACACAAATTCGACGACTACAAGGAAGGGTGTTAAAGAGCAAAAAATGATGTGGATGGCAATTAAGGCATTGCAAGAAGCAATGGCAAAGATCGAAACCCTTGAGCAACGATTAACCGATGCGGGTCTCTGATAAATAATACATCACTGCCTTAAACCCATGGCATCTCATATTAAGAAACTCGTTTGTAACAAAGAAGTTTATTATAAAGGGAATGATCAGTGGACAGAAATGTTCACTGAAAGGAAGCAATTTAATAATGAAGGAGATGCTAATGAAGAACATCACAGATATTCTGGAGTCGTAATTAACGAATAATGACAAACTCATTCGCAGGACAAGTTACCGATAGAAACTTCTTACAAGCCACTGGATTTAGATTCTCAGTAGCAAAAGCTGATAAAGTTGGGTTTTTTGGTAACGCAATTAATGTTCCTGGATTTACACTCGGTTCTCCAAATCAACCCAGTTATCTAAAGATGATACCTAGAGTTGGTGATATCTTAGATTTTAATGATTTAAGAATCAGATTTTTGATCGATCAAAATCTTGAGAACTATATGCAAATCCAAAACTGGATGAGGGGTCTTGGGTTTCCAGATAGTCTAGACGAGATTTATAAATTTCAAAACTCTTGGGATGTACCTAAAGAAGAACGAAGTGAGATTAACTTAACTTCTGATGGGACTCTAACGATACTCAGTGCAATAAATACACCGTTGTTTGTAGTCAAATTCTTAGACATGTTTCCGACTAGTCTGTCTGACATTAACTTTGACTCAACATTGACTGATGTGGAATACTTGACAGCTGACGTTACTTTCAAGTATCTTAACTATACGATAGAACCATTTGATTGTTGTTAAATGATTGACTTGACCGGAATCCAAGAGATGTGGGAAAAGGATTCTAAAATTGATATTGATAACTTACATACAGAATCCATAAACATTCCTGTTTTGCATGCAAAATATTATGACATTTATAATAACCTCATGTTGTTGAGGAAGAAAGCAGAACAACAAAAGAAAAACATTCGTCATGAGAGATATGAATTCTACGCAGGTAAGGCAGATCCAGATGTTTATATCGAAAATCCGTTTCCCAAAAAGATCCGAGATAAAGACACTATGTCAAAGTATCTTGACGCAGATGAGAAACTCTCAGGAGTTTCGTTGAAGATAGAATATTACGATGTCATGTTGAAGTATATTGAAGAGATTTTAAAACAGATAACTAATAGAACATATCAAATTAAAAACTCAATTGACTATATGAGGTTCACATCTGGGGCAGGTTAATGGATGAGGAAGGTTATTATCATATAGAATTACCTATAGAAGGTATTCGTCTCATTCACACAGGTTTATCTCAGGCAGTTCAGAGATGGCCTGGTGGTGATGCTCAAGAACAAGAAGACCTTATCATGATGAGAGATAATTTTTATAGAATTATATTAGAACATAGATTTGACAATATGTAATAAATAATAGTAACTGAAAAGTTACATCATGTCTCATTTGACAATTGAGAAGGTAAACGAAGTATATCTAAAAATAACAACCGAACCACATGTAGAGTATGAACTCAGAGACCGCTTTACCTTTGAAGTGGAATCAAAAAAGTTCATGCCACAGTATAGGAGTAGGCATTGGAACGGTGAGATACATCTTTATAATATGAAGACGAAGAGGATCTATGTAGGTCTTCTAGATAAAATTATTGCATTTTGTGAGACTTCAGGTTACACATATAAGTTTGAGAATAATAAATTTTACGGACCACCATTCGAAGTTAATGACTTTGTGTCGTTAGGTGGTGTCAAGGACTATATGAAGTCCATTACTCATTTTGAACCGAGAGACTATCAGATAGAAGCAGTTTATGATGCGTTAAGATATAATCGTAAGTTGCTAATATCACCTACAGCATCTGGTAAGTCATTTATGATTTACACTATTGTCAGGTACCATGTAGCAAAAGGTAATAAAATTCTATTGGTTGTTCCCACTACATCTCTTGTAGAGCAGATGTATAAAGATTTCAAGGACTATGGTTGGGATCCAGAGAACCACTGTCACCGTATCTACGCAGGGCGTGAGAGGGTCAATACAAATGAAGTAACTATTACCACCTGGCAGTCTGTTTATCAATTGGATAGAAAGTTCTTTGAGGACTATGATGTCATCATTGGTGATGAAGCACACTTGTTTAAGTCTAAGTCTCTTGTAGGGATTATGGATAAGTTACATCATGCAAAGTATAGATATGGATTCACAGGAACATTAGACGGGACACAGACCCATAAGTGGGTGTTAGAGGGACTGTTTGGACCGTCATATAAAGTTACTGGAACAAAAAAACTGATTGATGAAGGTCATCTTGCGACACTTGATATTCAATGTCTCGTATTAAAGTATAGACCCAAAAAGTTTGATACCTATGAGGATGAGATTCAGCATCTCATCTCTCACGAGATGAGAAATAAATTTATTACAAATCTTTCTTGTGATATGAAAGGTAATACTCTCGTATTATTCAGTCGTGTTGAGTCTCATGGTGCAATTTTATATGAGATGATAAATAATAAGGTAAGTGAAGGAAGAAGAGTATTCTTTATTCACGGTGGTGTTGGTGCAGAAGATAGGGAACAAGTCAGACTCATTACTGAATCACAAAAAGACGCTATCATTGTTGCATCATACGGAACATTCAGTACCGGTATTAATATTAAAAATCTACACAATGTAATATTTGCCTCTCCATCAAAATCTCGTATTCGGAACTTGCAGAGTATTGGTAGAGTCCTACGTAAAGGCAAAGATAAAGTGAGTGCCAAACTTTATGATATTGCAGATGACTTTACAATTAATTCAAGAAAAAACTATACACTGAATCATTTTATTGAACGTATCAAAATTTATGTTTCTGAACAGTTCAACTACGATATTTTAACTATTGACATAAAAGACTAAACAAGGAGAGCATATGATAGAAGATGACTTTTTCGCCACCATAAAACTTAAATGTGGTGACGAAATATTTGCTAAGGTAGCAGCATCTGATGAGGATGATAGAACTATGTTACTGGTATCAAATCCCATTATGATAGAACCTGTAAAGAGCAGAGGTTCTGTTACTGGGTATAAATTTGAACCATGGTTAAAGACTTCTCATGAAGATCTGTTTGTAATTAATCTAGATGATGTTCTTACAATGTCTGAATCTGAAAATCTAGAAATGATTATGAACTATCAAGAGTACATAAGAAAGTCTACTAAAGGTAACTTTCAGAAGTTAGATAGAAAGATGGGTTACATCTCTAATGTTCATGATGCAAAAGAAGTTTTAGAGAAACTTTATAATCTCTAAGAACCTATAACTTATCTATCAACCGGGACAAGCCTAGTCTATGTGGCATTTGTATTCTTGTCAACACTTGTCGAACTGATAAGGTCATGTTATAATAAGTACAACACATTATTCGGGTTAAAGACTTGAAGCTATTATGCCAAAACCAAGAAGTACAGAACACTATGTAAACAATAAGGAATTTCTGAATGCTCTTGAGAATTACTTTGCACAGGTTGCAACAGCAAAACTCAATGACCAACCCAAACCAGTTATTCCTAGGTATATTGGTGAATGTTTCCTGAAGATTGCAAACCATCTATCATACAAACCTAACTTCGTGAACTACATGTTCAAGGATGATATGATCTGTGATGGTATTGAAAACTGTGTAAGATATATTCATAACTTTAATCCAGAGAAGTCAAAGAATCCCTTTGCATACTTCACTCAGATTATCTACTATGCCTTCCTGAGAAGGATTTCTCAAGAGAAGAAGCAACTAGAAATTAAAAATAAAATTCTTGAGAAGAGTGACTTCGATGAAGTATTCGACTCTAATGAACTTGACAGTGGCAATTACTCTGACTATAATAGCATCAAAGATGCAGTACATCAAAAACTAAGAGGTGGTTGATTATGAATGGAAGTCTTGACCCAGAAGAACGTATCTTAGAAGAACCAACTATCAATGAACTAGTTGCTAGTTATGTAGAAAAACTTGGTTGGTCTGTAGATGACGAGATTACTGTAGAACTTGGTGGTACTCAAGTTTCAGGTATTGATGTTGGTGAAGAGTACAATAGAAAGTGGCAGTCACCTATCGGTACTCGTAAGTATAATAAAGATTGTTTCATTGTTATCAAAAACCAATCTCGTAGAGATTTGACTGGATCTTTACCTATGGATAGAGAACACAAACCCCAACACCCATATACTCCTGTTGAACCACAAGATATTGTGGTCAATCTAGAAGGTGGTGTTGGTGGGTCTTGGGAAGTTAAGGAATAGTAATGAAGATTGGTATCATAACCGACACACATTATGGTGCTCGTAAAAACTCGAAACTCTTTCACGACTACTTTGAAAAGTTCTATAATGATATCTTCTTTCCTACATTAGAAAAGGAAGGTATCGATACTGTAGTACATATGGGTGATGCATTTGATAGTCGTAAGGGTATTGAATTCAAAGCACTAAAGTGGTCCAAGAGAGTTGTGTTCGACCCTCTTAAAGAAAGAGGTATCAAAATGCATCTTATGGTTGGTAACCATGACGCATATTACAAGAACACGAACGAAGTTAATGCAGTAGACCTTCTACTGAAAGAATATGATAATGTTGAGGTTTATTCTTCTCCTACAGAGGTGTCACTGGGCGGTCTTAAAACTCTCTTTATTCCTTGGATCAATGAAGAGAACCAAAAAGAAACCAATAAGATTATCAGTAAGACCAAGTGTTCAGTCGCAATGGGACATCTTGAACTCAATGGATTCAAAGTCAACAGTCAAATCGTCATGGACCATGGTCACGACAGTAGATCCTTTGATAAGTTCAAAAAAGTATTCTCGGGACATTATCACACTCGATCCGACAATGGGACCGTTTATTATCTCGGTAATCCCTATGAAATGTTCTGGAGTGATGTCAAAGATGCCAGAGGTTTCACTCTTTTTGATACAGAATCTCTAGAACACACTCCGGTAAATAATCCTCACAGACTCTTCTATAACATCTACTACGAAGATACCGACCATCAAACATTCAATACTACAGAGTATGAGAATAAGATCGTCAAGGTCATCGTAAGAAAGAAAAGTGACATCAAGAAGTTTGAAAAATTCATTGACAAACTGTATTCAACTGGTGTTGCAGACCTTAAGATTGTAGAGAACTTTCAACTCATTGAGAGTGAAGAGTTTGAAGCAGAAGAATCAGAAGACACTATGTCTATCTTAAGTAGATATATTGATGAGTCTGAAACCGAGTTAAATAAACCATTAATTCAATCCCTGATTAAAGAAATATATCAGGAAGCATGTGAGGTTATTTGATGCATATTATCACAGTCGTAGGTAAAGAAAAAGAAGGAGCATATTCTGTTATTGATGATGATGGAGAACAGGTTCTTTATATCTTTATGGAAGAAGATGATGCAACAAGATATTCTATGCAATTAGAAGAACTTGGTTATCCTGAAATGACTGTGTTGGAAGTAGATGATGAAGTGATGATAAAAACTTGTGAAATGCACGATCACCGTTATACTGTGATCACCCCCAATGACATTGTAATCCCACCTGACGAAGAATATGATAACCTTTAAGAAAATCTCCTGGGCCAATTTTTTGAGCACTGGTAATCAACCAACAGAAGTTATTCTTGATGGAACTGCAACCACTCTTATCATCGGTGCCAATGGTGCAGGTAAGTCAACTATTCTTGATGCATTGACATTCGTCTTGTACGGAAAGTCATTTCGTAAGATTAATAAGGCACAACTTATCAACTCTACAAATGAGAAGAGTTGTTTGGTTGAGATTGAGTTTGATGTCAACAGTGTAGAGTGGAAAATTCAGCGTGGTATCAAACCAAATATCTTTAAGATTACTCGTAATGGTGAGGAGTTAGATCAATCACACTCTGCGATAGACCAACAGAAGTGGTTGGAACAGAATGTTCTAAAGATGAACTATAAGAGTTTCACTCAGATTGTGATATTAGGTTCTTCTACCTTTGTTCCTTTCATGCAACTACCCGCATCTAGTCGTAGAGAAGTTGTAGAAGATCTTCTTGATATTAAAATCTTCTCATCGATGAATGATCTAATCAAATCCAAGATTCGTATCATTCGTGAAGAGACAAAGACTCTACAGTTGAAGAAAGAATCAATTCAAGATAAAGTCGATATGCAAAAAGACTTTATCGATAAACTTGAGAGTCAAAGTAAAGACGACATTACCACAAAGACTAATAGTATTGAATCTATCAATACCGAAATCGAAACCTTGTTTCAGAAAAGTTTAACTGAAGAAGATAGATTGACCGAACTCAATAAATCATTAGAAAAATTTGAAGGAGTTCAACAAAGACTTCGTGAGTTTGGTAATGTCAAAGGTAAATTGTCACAACGAATACAGACTATTGTAAAGGAACATAAATTCTTCAGTGAAAATACGGTTTGTCCCACCTGTGACCAGGACATTGAAGAATCATTCCGTGTAAATAGAATTAGTGATTCTCAAAATAAAGCAGAAGAGTTGCGTGAGGGGTATGAACAACTCCAAGGTGCAATTAAAGACGAAGAGTTGAGAGAATCACAATTTAATCAACTCACCAAGGACACTACAAAAGTACTTAATGAAATTTCTTCTTTCAATGTACAGATCTCTAGCTTACAGAAACAGGTTAGGGGACTGGAATCAGAAATTCAAACTGTTGCCAGTCAGATCCAGAACAGAAATACTGAACATGAAAAGTTAGAAACCTTAAGAAGTACACTTGACCAAACATATGATGAACTTACTAAACGGAAAGAGAATATTTCCTACCATGATTTCGTATACAGTCTTCTTAAAGACGGTGGAGTCAAGGCGAAGATTATTAAGAAGTATCTTCCTCTCATCAACCAACAGGTAAATAACTACCTCCAGATGATGGACTTCTATATCAACTTTAAACTTGATGAAGAGTTTAACGAGACGATTGAATCTCCGATTCATGAGGATTTCTCTTACGCATCTTTCAGTGAAGGTGAGAAGATGAGAATAGACTTGTCTCTACTTTTTACTTGGAGAGAAATATCTAGAGTTAAAAATTCTGTCAACACTAACCTGATGATCCTAGACGAAGTTTGTGATAGTAGTCTAGATGGGAGTGGGTCAGATGACTTCATGAAAATTATTCGGTATAGACAACCAAATACAAATGTGTTCGTCATTTCTCATAAGGATGGTATTGAAGATAAATTCAATCAAGTCATTCGATTTGAAAAGTTTAAAGGATTCTCTAGAAAGGTATGAGTAAATTTTCAGATTGCCTTCTTGATACGAATATATTTCCTAGTTTTATCGTGTCTACTGATTTGACTTCTCTTATCAATACTGATGATGTCAGATCCGACTTTATTAATCTTAGGAATATAGATTCTGGTATAAAAAAAACCAATGTTCATGGTTGGCATTCAAAACCATGTAGTTATGATGATGGACAGTTTACTCTTGGAACTGAGTTCCAACATATAAAAAAAATATTTGATCTTACTGAGGAGTTTGTTAATTACTTCTTAGAATCAAATCATACTAACTTGTTTGCCGATAAAATATTTTCCTGGTTATTGGAGAATGGACCCGGTGCTTACAATGTAATTCATAATCACGGAAAACTAGATCTTATCGGTGTATATTATGTTGAGGTCCCAAAAAAATCTGAAGGATTGACATTGGTTAGAACCGATGCATTTACTCATACCGCTCTATGTTCCTCAAATGGTTCTAGGGAATTTGATTCTGAATTTACGGTAGACGCCATCGTTGGAAGATTGTATGTTATCCCTGGAAATTTGTACCACTACGTAAAACCATTTGACGATGAAGGATACAGAAGATCAATAGTATTCAATATAAACTGTTCAAAAAAATAATGTTTAGTTATTTTACAAATATACAAATGTTAGTAAACTAACACAAAGTAGACTATATAATACAGTGATATGGAGAATACTATGAAAGACCTTTTATCACGGAATGAACTGGCGTCATGGCAATGGGATGACAAGTCAACTAATGAGGAGACACGAGATCAAGTCACAGATTACTTTCAATGTATTTCCGATTGCGAAATTATCGATAGCACCGCAAGGAGGTTCTGCCGTCACATTCTTACCGAATAAAAACGATCAAGGAGTTTAAAACCAAAATCCCCTTCACCTAATAAGTGAAGGGGATTGGTCTATATGCCAATAATAGAACTGTACGACCCATCCATTTTTTGGTTGGGTTTTGTTATATACTATGTCTATCGGAAACGAAATGACTATGGTCAACTACGAAATCAAATCACAACTAGCAAAACTTCTAGCCACTGAAGATATTTTAGTTGAGAATCGTAATATTGAAACCGCACAATTTGATGTTGAGAATAGAGTCTTAACTCTTCCTATGTGGAAACGGGCCAGTGAGAGTGTATATGATATGTTGGTAGGTCATGAAGTGGGTCATGCCCTTTATACACCTAATGAATGGGATTGGGAAGATCGAGTTCCTCAACAGTTTGTGAACGTCACTGAAGATGCTCGTATTGAGAAACTGATGAAACGTCGGTATCCTGGTCTGGCAAAGAGTTTCTATAAAGGTTATAAAGAATTATCAGATCAAGATTTTTTTGAACTTGGAGATAAAGACCTTGGAGATATGAATCTTGCTGATCGTATCAATCTTTACTATAAGATCGGTAACTTCATTAATGTGCCTATAGGTGATGGTGAAGAGAAAGATATTCTAGACATCGTAGGTAAAACAGAAACTTTCGATGAAGCAGTTCTTGCGGCAGAAGTTCTTTACAAGTATTGTATTGGTGAGGTAGAAGAACAAGAAACTGTTAAAAATGTTCCTACCAGTCAAAACAAAGAAGGTTCTATTGATAGTGAACCAGAGAAAGAAGAAACATCCGGTACAGAAACTCCAGAGGTTGAAGGTTCTACAGAAGGTTCTACGGAAGGTTCTAGTGAGGATACTGTTAAGGAGGAACCACAAGTTCAGACAGACCAAACATTCAATGAAGGTACTCAAGAACTGAATGGTATAACTGAACAAGGTAGAAATCCTGAATATCATGAGGTCCCTGAGGTTGATGTAGAGCAAATTATTATCTCTAATGCAAAATGTCATAAAGAGATAGATGACCACTGGACAAAACTTTCTACTGAAGAAACTTACTGGGACGAGTATTCACGAACATACCGTAAAATACGGGCAGTAGATTTTACTTATGTTGACAGTGAGTATAATAAGTTTAAATCATCTACTCAAAAAGAAGTCAACTATCTTGTAAAAGAGTTTGAATGTAAGAAGTCAGCAGATGCATATACACGGTCTTTGACTGCAAAGACTGGTGTACTGGATTGTACTAAACTTCATACCTACAAATACAATGAGGATTTGTTTAAGAAGGTAAATGTACTACCTGATGGTAAGAATCATGGTCTTATTTTTATTCTTGATTGGTCAGGTTCTATGGGTACTACTCTTCTTTCTACCATAAAGCAACTCTTCAATTTGATTTGGTTCTGTAAGAAAGTAAATATTCCATTCGATGTATATGCATTCAGTAACAACTACATCGAGAACCGACATACAGAACAACGGTATATGCCAAGGGTTAAATTTGAAGATATTGAATATCAAGATGTAAGAGATAATATGTTAGTAGTCTCTCCCGACTTCAATCTCCTTCACTTCTTTACTAGTGATACACGAAAGGCAGAACTTGATAAGCAGATGTTGTCTTTGTATCGAATTGCATATTCTTGTTCATTCAATGCAAACTATGAACCTCCACTGAACTTTTCTCTTTCTGGTACTCCCTTGAATGAAGCGATTGTTTGTCTTCATCAGATTATTCCTCAGTTTAAAATGAAGAATAGAGTTCAAAAAGTTAATACTATTATTCTGACTGATGGTGAAGCCAATCACTTACCTGTGTTCAGAACATGTGATTACATGGGTGGTAAGATGTCTATTGCTCGAATGAGTCCTAGTGATTATATTCGTAATCGTAAGACTGGACACACTTATAAAGTTCCTGGTCAATACTATGAATTCACAGAACTTCTATTGAAAGACTTGAAAGAAAGTTTTCCTGATGTAAATCTTATCGGCATCCGTATTGCTTCTAATTATGAATTCAAACCTTTCCTACGTCGGTACATGGAAGTTAGTGATGAACTTATGAAAGTTGTTCGTAAAGAAAAGTTCTATGAGATTAAAAATTCTGGTTATACTTCCTACTTTGGTATGTTAGATACCGGTTTGAATAATGATACCGAGTTTGAAGTTGATGATGGAGCATCTAAATCAAAAATCAAATCAGCATTTGCCAAAAATCTCAAGGCTAAGTCTCTAAATAGAAAAGTACTTAGTCAATTCGTCAACCTGATCTCCTGACCAGATTGACAACTGTCCCAACCACTCACCGTTACGAGTGGTTTTGGACTATATTAGCTTTGTTGACCACACCACATACATCATGGCACTATCAAAAGAATACGTAGTCACTTCTCTTCAATCACTGTATGGCGAAAATGTTACTTCTGGTGACCTTCGTGCCTGGTGTTCAATGAATGACTGCAACTATCAGACTGTGACTAAAAAACTAGACGAATATAAGACTGGTCGCGGCAAGTGGAATCTTACCGTTCAAGAACAACTAGAACAAACCTATCACGCAACTCCTGCAACTCCTGTAGGAGAACAAGATCTAGTTCCAGCAAAAGACGATACCTTCGTCAAGTTTGGTAATTTTACAGACATCAAAAAGATTATTCAGTCTCGTCTATTCTATCCATCGTTTATCACGGGTCTTTCTGGTAATGGTAAAACTTTCTTGGTTGAACAGGCTTGTGCCCAACTCAAGAGAGAACTAATCCGTGTCAATATTACTATCGAGACTGACGAAGACGATCTTATTGGTGGCTTTCGTCTTGTTAATGGCGAAACTGTTTGGCATAACGGTCCAGTCATCGAGGCTCTGGAACGTGGAGCAGTGTTGCTTCTAGATGAAGTTGACCTGGCATCTAATAAAATCCTATGTCTTCAATCTATTCTTGAAGGTAAAGGTGTTTTCTTGAAGAAGACCGGTAAGTTTGTACAACCCAAGGAGGGATTCAATGTTGTTGCAACTGCAAATACTAAAGGTAAAGGCAGCGATGACGGTCGTTTTATTGGAACCAATGTTCTTAATGAGGCATTCTTAGAACGTTTCTGTATTACTCTCGAACAAGAGTATCCAACGGTCAAGACTGAACAGAGAATTCTAGAAGGAATTGCTCTAGACCTTAGTATTGAAGACCGACAGTTCTGTAAGCATCTCTGTGACTGGGCTGATATCATTCGTAAGACATTCTACGATGGTGGTATTGAAGATGTTATCTCAACCCGTCGTTTGATTCACATCGTTCGTGCTTACAGTATCTTTGGTGACAAGAGTAAAGCAATTCAAGTTTGTATCAATCGTTTTGATGATGAAACTAAGTCCTCCTTCTTGGAACTTTATGATAAAGTAGACGCTGATTTTGAGATGAAAGTTGACACTGAGGAGGATACTTGATAGAATGAACGCATGGAGTTTATTATATGATCACATGAATTCTTTACCAGAGGAGGGGTACGAATGGACCCCTCTTGTTTCTAATGAGGACAAAATTGAATTGACCGAATCTAATGAGATTAAATTAAATCTTGAACCAGTACATTTTTGGAAGTACAACGAAGACATTGCATTAAAAGAAGTTCGTGATTACTTGTCAGGGACTTATCAATCTCACTATACTTCTAAAGAGTCTAAGACTCAAACACTCGATCTGATTGATAGTATTGGTGACGCAGAAGCTTTCTGTAGATCTAATGCTATTAAGTATCTTTCCCGCTTCGGTAAGAAGGGTGGAAAGTCAAAGATGGACATTCTGAAGGCAATACACTATTGTATTCTTCTCTACCATTTTTCTGGTATTAACAAGCAACCTAAAGGTAACTACGAAACATTTTAATTATGAAACTGTCTGAATCCACTGTTGGTCTTCTTAAGAACTTCTCTTCTATCAATCAATCTATCTTGTTCAAGCAAGGTAGTAAGTTGCGTTCAATCTCAGTGATGAAGAACATCCTGGTTGAAGCTAATGTTGCTGAAGAATTTCCTAAAGATTTTGGTATCTATGACCTGAACCAATTCTTGAATGGTTTGTCTCTTCACTCTTCTCCTGACCTTGATTTTGAACGGGACCAGTATGTTGTCATCAAAGAAGGTAAGTCACGTTCGAAGTATTTCTTTGCTGACCCTTCTGTAATTGTTGCTCCACCTGAGAAAGAGATTACACTTCCTTCTGAGGATGTATGTTTTGAACTGACCAGTCAACAACTTGAGAAACTCAAGAAGGCTGCATCGGTTTATCAACTCCCTGATGTATCTGCTATTGGTGAGAATGGTGTTATCAAACTTGTTTCTCGTGACAAGAAGAATGACACTTCTAATGACTTCTCTATCATTGTCGGTGAGACTGATACTGACTTTGTATTCAACTTCAAAGAAGAGAACCTGAAGATTATTCCTGGTAACTATAATGTAGTTGTATCTTCTAAGTTGTTGTCTCGTTTTAGTAATCAGAACTACGATGTTCAATACTACATCGCACTTGAACCCGACTCTACCTTTGGTTGATTATGACTGACTGGAAAGAACAATACGGTAATCTTCCTGACTCCGAGTTAGACAAGATTGCTGTTCTTCGTGTCATGGAATGTTCTAATGGAGTAATTCAATATGCATTCCGTGATGGCCTAGAACACGCATTACCAATTGAACAAACCCGAGAGGTAATGAAATTTAGTATGTCATGTATTAAGAACATGGCAATACCTCTTAGAGAAGAGACTATTACTTTTTTGCCAGAAACTGAAGAACTCATGCGTCAAGCAAGAGAGTTTTATGTCAATGGTGTGAAGAAAGGTAGTGATAAAGACTATGCTGAGTTTATGAAAATTTCTGAAGCCACTGCACAAGTGTGTGGAATGGAAAGAATTGTAACAGCATTGAAACTCTTGGAACGAGAGGTTGACGTTTTTCCTGAAGGCACACTAAACTGGGGTGTGCAATACCTGATGCAATTTTTTAGTAATGAATATCTTCGTGACTTCTTCGAATCCATGGCAGAGCGCCAAGGTTCTACCTGACAAGCACATTGTCAAGATGCCTCTAGAGACCTGTCAGATGCTTGCTATCGTCTGTTCAGATAAGTGGGGTCATGGGTTCGGTACTTTACCCAAGGCCGATGGAACCCCATACAGCACAGAGAAAGGTGCCTTCCGTAACCACCCTTGCACCATCTGGGCAAATGAGTTTGTGATGAACTGGCAGTGGCTTTTACATCATGGTCTTGCCCTTTGTGATGAGTACACACAAAGGTATGGTAAAGTACACACATGTCTCAATACCTTACATGCTGCAAAGGAAATCTTACCAACTGGAGATCCTACTGGTAGATCTGGTAAAGAAACAACTCCTTTTATATTTGCTGGACCTGATGAGTTCAAGTATGATACAACAGTTGACATTTATACCAAGTATAAAATGTATGTTGCATCTAAACCATGGGTAAAAAATAACTATCTCCGTATTCCCGATCGTAAACCTGAGTGGGTGTGATGAAAGTAATTAGAGTTGATGTGAAAACCCAAGTCACTGTCCTCATCAACGATGATGATGATCACTGGGCAATCAAACACAATGCAATGCAACAAGTGCATGATGACATTCACTGGCACTTGAAAGATAAATTTATTATTGATTACTCTGGATGAAAACTACTTTGAAAGTTAGTGACGATGGAATTTTAACCTTCACAGAAGAAATACTCCAGGAAACTGGATGGAAAGAAGGAGATATGTTAGAATTTATTGATAATGGTGATTCTTTTATTATGAGGAAAGTTGATGAGTCGTAATGAATTTGTTTGGGTTGAGTCATATCGACCACAAACTATTGAAGATTGTATTCTTCCTGATGGGATTAAGAATACATTTAAACAATTTGTAGAGAAAGGTGAAGTCCCTAATCTACTTTTGTCTGGTCCACCTGGATGTGGTAAAACCACAGTGGCCAAAGCCCTTTGTCATGAATTAGGAGTAGATTATTATGTCATCAATGGATCCGATGAGGGACGATTCCTTGATACTGTCAGAAACAATGCGAAGAATTTTGCTTCGACCGTATCGCTTTCGTCAAGTGCTAAACACAAAATCATTATCATTGACGAAGCTGACAACACAACCCCAGATGTACAACTCTGCCTACGGGCGTTTACTGAGGAGTTCATTGGCAATTGTAGATTCATCTTCACCTGCAACTACAAAAATAAGATCATTGCCCCCCTCCACTCCCGATGTGCAGTCATCGACTTTGCCATTAAGGGAAAGGAACGACAGGAACTTGCAGCCAAGTTTTTCAACCGTCTCAGGACTATACTTGAGAAGGAGAGTGTGGAATATGATCCGAAAGTACTTGTCGAACTAATTCAGAAACACTTTCCTGATTGGAGGCGAGTTCTTAATGAACTACAACGATACTCTGTCAGTGGAAAGATTGATACCGGTATTCTTGCAGCATTTAGTAATGTCAAAACAGACAATTTATTCCAGAGTCTCAAAGCTAAAGACTTCTCTAAAGTCAGAAAGTGGGTCGTTGATAATCTGGACAATGATCCTAGTGTACTTATTCGTAGTATTTACGATGCTATATACACACACTTGGAAGGTTCTGGGATTGCTGCTGCTGTCCTCATTATTGCTAAGTATCAGTTTCAAAGTGGATTCGTTGCGGACCAAGAGATAAATATGTTGGCTTGTCTCACCGAGATCATGGTTGAGTGTGAGTTCAAATGACAAGTATTCCAACCAAAGTTGGCATGACTATGCTTGTAATCTACTGGATGGTTATGGGTGGTATGGCCATCAATTTGTATTATCAAAACATTAATATTGAACAAAATTATGAACGTTAAAGTATTTCGTATGTCTTCTGGTGAAGATGTAGTGGCAGAAGTCCTTGAAGATAAAGATGAAAGTCTTATTGTCATGAATGCAATCGTTGCATTTAATCAAGGTGATGGACAACTTGGTTTCGCTCCTTATGCTCCTCTTCTAAAACGAACCGAGAAGGAACTGGAAATTAGTAAGAAGTGGATTGTCTACATTGCCAATGTAAATGACGAACTAGTTGAAAAATATGAAGAGATGTTCTCTCCCATCAAAACCCCAAGTTCAAAATTGATTCTCTGATATATGACTACTGAATTGAAGGATTGGTTGAATTCAATCAACTTTACCAAAGAGAATCTTATCGAAGAAGATTCAACTCTTGTTAAAGAATATCCCCCCTTTATTATTAATAAATGTTTGTCAGGTCACTTGGATTGTGTCTTGTTTGCTAATGAAATGAATAAGTATCATTTCCTAGATAAAGATATGCAATATAATTTTTATCTAAATATATTGAGAAAGAGGAAGAGATTCTCTCCTTGGCTTAGAAAGGAAAAGGTATCAGATTTAGAGTTTGTCAAACAATACTATGGTTATAGTAATGAGAAAGCATCTCAGGTACTGAAAATACTATCTAATGAACAAATTGATTTTATCAAACAACGACTTGACACTGGTGGAAAAAAATGAATCAGACTGCTGAACCTCAGGTAGATTGGTCTCAAGACCAAATGGTTGAGATCCGATTAAATGAACCTGATGACTTTCTTAAAGTCAGAGAAACCCTGACTCGCATTGGTGTTGCTTCTAGAAAAGAAAAGAAGTTGTATCAATCATGTCATATCCTTCATAAACAGGGTAAGTACTTTATCGTTCACTTCAAAGAGTTGTTTGCTCTAGATGGTAAATACGCTAATCTTACTATTAACGATGTTCAGCGTAGGAATCGTATTACTAAGCTTCTTGCTGATTGGGGACTCATTACGATAGTCAATGAAGATTCAATTCTTGATATTGCACCACTGAATCAAATTAAAGTTCTGTCTTATAAGGACAAACAAGAATGGATTCTGGAGCAAAAATATAATATTGGTAAGAGAGGTAAAACCGAAGAGGAGGGTTAATGAAACTCAGTAAACCACTACGTCATTTACGATTAGATCAATGCCAATACTTTTGGTGGGATTCCCATATAGATCCGAGAGAAGATGACTATGATCCTGACTTTGACCCCAAAAATCCAAATAACGACAGGAGGGTTTCCACACCCTCTTTTTTTATGTCTTGAATAAATAAGTGTGAGACTCCTTTCGTGCGGTCTCTACAAAAGTCGGAAACCCTTATAGGTAGATACGGTTTATACTGTATCTACTTTTTTTGTTGCGCTATAAATACATCGGATGCCGTAAGGGTCCACACAACACAAACTCGCTTTAATAAGGAGCTTAAAATGACTAATCTAACGAAGTATAATGCTGCAGATTTGGATCAGCTAATGCATCAGATTACTAGAAATTCTATTGGTATGGATGATTACTTTACCAGAATTTTCAACGCATCTACACAGAACTACCCTCCATACAACGTAGTTCAGGTAAATAGTACAGAAACGCGTTTAGAAATCGCACTAGCAGGATTCAAAAAGGAAGAAGTAAATGCTTACACCGAGTATGGAAAACTTTTTATCAGGGGGGAAAAAGAGGCATCTGACGAGACAGGGACGTTTATCCACAAGGGTCTGGCTAGAAGAAACTTTGAGCGATCCTGGACCCTTGCTGAAGATACAGAAGTCTCCAACGTCGTATTTGAAGACGGACTTTTGTCAGTGACCCTTACAAAGGTTGTTCCAGAACATCATCAGCGCAAAGAGTATCTCTAAATAGAGTATCGTCGTCGCATAGACAGCGGGGTAACTGGCAATTGCCAGTTGACACCCCGCTTTTTTATTGGTATAATTAAACTAGGAAATTATAAAAAAAATGACTGTAAAACTTTTACTTCTGAAATCTGGGGAAGATGTAGTCGCAGATATTCAGGAAATGGTTGTTGAGGAAAAGGTAGTTGGTTACTATCTTAAGTATCCTTGTAGAGTAAAACTTGTTGCTGACATGAGTCAGGTAGAAGGTAGTGCTAAAGTTCCATCTAAAATTCAACTTCAACCGTGGATGCCACTAAGTTCTGACAAAGTGATTCCTGTGGTTTCTGACTGGGTAGTTACAATTACTGAACCAGTGAATCAATTAAAAACAATGTACCAAGACGGAGTAGACCAGTATGAAGCTAGAGAATCTGAAAGTGCTAGTTCTGATGAATCAACAGATTCTGTTAGCACAGATTGAAGAAATAACATGTGAAATTGGAGATCCTGATTGCAAAATGACGGAACCATTTATTTTGAGTGATGACTTGAATATGACATTACAACCTTGGTTGATCAATATCACGAATCAAAACACATTCATGATTCACTCGGACAAAATCTTGACGATTACGGAACCCAATAGTAAACTGAGAGACAAATACGAGAGCCTGGTGAAGGAATGAAGTTTTATACGAACATTCAATTGGTTGGAAACAATGTTCTCGTCCGTGGTTATGAAAATGGTAAGAGTGTCATGTTCAAAGATGAGTTCCAACCAACTCTCTTTGTTAACTCTAACCGAGAGTCAAAGTATAAAACATTAGAGGGAGATAATCTAGAACCTATTATTCCGGGTTCTATTCGTGACTGTAGAGAGTTCTACAAGAAGTATGATGGCGTAGATAATTTCAAGATTTATGGTAATGACCGATATGCATTTCAATACATCTCTGAAAACTATCCTGAAGATGAGATTAAGTTTGACATTACAAAGATCAATCTCATAACGATTGATATTGAGGTTAAGTCTGAAGAGGGATTTCCTGATCCAGATTCTTGCTCTGAAGAGATGTTAACTATCTCTGTTCAGGATTACACAACTAAAAAGATTACAACCTGGGGTAGACATAGATATACGCCATCCCAGAGTAACGTAACTTATTACCATTATGAAAATGAGATTGACATGCTCAACTCATTCATTGCCTGGTGGAATCGGAACCCACCAGAAATTGTAACTGGTTGGAACGTAAAACTGTATGATATTCCATACTTATGTGGAAGAATCGATCGCATAATGGGACTCAAGAAGTTGAAACTTCTTTCTCCTTGGGGCATTGTAAGTCAAGAAGCTGTCTTTATTAAAGGTAGAGAGTTCAATACTTTTGATATTGCTGGGGTCACTACTCTAGATTATCTTGAACTTTATAAGAAGTTTACTTATAAAGCACAGGAGTCGTATCGATTAGATTATATCGCAGAAGTAGAACTTGGTCAGAAGAAGTTGGACCACTCAGAGTTCAATACGTTCAAAGAGTTCTATGATGGTAACTGGAAAAAATTTGTAGACTATAACATTGTTGACGTAGAACTTGTTGACCGTATGGAAGACAAGATGAAACTGATTGAGTTGGCATTAACCATGGCATATGATGCTAAGGTAAACTATGTCGATGTTATGTTTCAAGTTCGTATGTGGGACACCATCATCTATAATTATCTCAAGAAGAGAGACATTGTTGTACCTCCTAGAGATAGAAGTGATAAGGAGAAGAGATATGAAGGTGCATATGTAAAACAACCTATTCCTGGTGTCTATGACTGGGTGGTATCGTTTGACCTTAACTCCTTGTACCCTCACCTGATGATGCAATACAATATTTCTCCAGAGACTCTGATTGAAGAGAAACATCCTTCCGCAACTATTGATAGGATCTTAAACAAGGAGATCACCTTTGAGATGTATAAGGACTATGCAGTCTGTGCTAATGGTGCAATGTTTCGTAAGGACATTAGAGGGTTTATGCCTGAACTCATGGAGAAGATGTATGCAGAGCGTAAGATTTATAAGAAGAAAATGCTCCAAGCACAACAAGAGTATGAGAAGAAACCCACTAAACAACTAGAGAAAGATATCGCAAAATACAATAACTTCCAGATGGCTCGTAAGATTGCATTGAACTCTTGTTATGGTGCAATTGGTAATCAATACTTTCGTTTCTTTAAACTTGCTAATGCAGAAGCCATCACTCTTTCAGGACAAACTTCTATTCGATGGATTGAGAACAAGGTAAACGGGTATCTAAATAACCTATTACAAACTCAAGATACGGATTATGTCATTGCATCTGACACTGACTCAATCTATATTAACTTTGGACCTATTGTTGATAAATTTCTTTCTAGTAAGTCTGATAATAAGGTTGAGGTTGTGTCCATACTTAACAAGATCTGCGAAGAGAAGTTGGAACCTTTTATTGAGGAGTCTTACCAGGAACTTGCGACGTATGTAAATGCATACGATCAGAAGATGCAGATGAAACGGGAGAATATTGCAGACCGTGGAATCTGGACAGCAAAAAAGAGATACATTCTCAATGTGTGGGACAGTGAAGGGGTTAGATATTCAGAACCTAAACTGAAGATTATGGGTATCGAGGCAGTCAAATCATCTACACCTGCACCCTGTAGAAAGATGATTAAGGATGCTCTTAAGTTGATGATGAACGGTACTGAGGATGAGGTAATTGATTTCATCGAAGACTCTCGGAAGAAGTTTAATAATATGCGACCAGAAGAGATTGCATTCCCTCGTTCAGTTTCTGATGTAAAGAAACATAAGAGTTACTCAACTATCTACGGTAAGGGTTCTCCTATTCATGTTCGTGGGGCACTTCTATATAATCATTATATTAAAGAGTATGGTCTGACAAATAAGTATTCTTATATCAACAATGGTGAGAAGATTAAGTTTATCTACCTCAAGAAACCAAACATTATTAGGGAAAATGTAATCTCGTTTATTTCAGATTTCCCTAGTGAGATTGGTCTTGACAAGTACGTTGATTATGACCTACAATTCAACAAAGCTTTCCTTGAACCACTCAAGACCATTCTTGATGCTATTGGATGGCATGTTGAGAAAACTGTAAACCTTGATTCGTTTTTTGCCTGATGGACTTCTTAAAAGATATTGTAAAAGAGATTGGTGATGAGTATACCCAACTTGCCTCAAACATCGACGACACGGAAACCTATGTGGACACGGGTTCTTACGTTCTTAATTCACTGGTCTCAGGTAGTATATTTGGTGGTGTTTCTGGGAATAAGATTACTGCCATTGCTGGTGAGTCTTCTACTGGGAAGACTTTCTTTAGTCTCGCTGTGGTTAAGAATTTTATGGACAGTAATCCTGACGGTTACTGTCTGTACTTTGATACTGAGGCAGCAGTTAACAAATCTCTTCTTTCAAGTCGTGGGATTGACTTAACACGACTGGTTGTTGTGAATGTCGTAACAATTGAACAGTTTAGACAGAAGGCACTACAGGCTGTTGATATATATTTGAAGACACCAGAAGACGAACGTAAACCTTGTATGTTCGTGTTAGACTCTTTGGGTATGTTATCGACTGAGAAGGAGATAACTGATGCATTGAACGATAAACAGGTTCGAGACATGACTAAATCTCAACTTGTTAAAGGTGCATTTAGGATGTTAACATTGAAACTTGGTCAAGCAAATATTCCAATGATTGTTACCAATCATACCTACGATGTTATTGGCTCTTACGTTCCTACTAAAGAAATGGGGGGTGGTAGTGGTCTTAAGTACGCTGCTAGTACTATCATCTATCTCAGTAAGAAGAAAGAAAAGGATGGAACGGAAGTCGTTGGAAACCTTATCAAGGCAAAGACTGCTAAGTCGCGTTTAAGCAAGGAGAATAAGGATGTTACTATTCGTCTCTATTACGATCATCGTGGTCTTGATCGTTATTATGGTCTACTTGAGCTAGGAGAACTTGGTGGACTGTGGAAGAATGTTGCTGGACGGTATGAGATGGACGGTAAGAAAGTCTATGCCAAGGCAATCCTGAAAGACCCAGAGACATACTTCACCCCAGAGGTGATGGAACAATTAGATCAAATCGCACGGAAAGAGTTTAGTTATGGAGAAGGTTGAATTTCTTGTACTCAAGAATCTATTGCATAATGAAGACTTCTTAAGAAAATGTATTCCCTTCATCAAACCAGATTATTTCCAAGATGCTAATCAAAAGATTGTATTTGAGGAGATAACCGACTTTGTAAATCAGTATAATGATGTTCCAACTCAAGAGATTCTTTCTATTGAGATTGAGAAGAGAAGTGACATCAATGAGTCTAACTTCAAGGAAGTTACTCAACTCATTAGTTGTCTAGAAAACGAACCAACAGACCACGATTGGTTATTAAATACCACTGAAAAGTGGTGTAGAGAAAGAGCCATCTATTTGGCTTTGATGGAATCGATTCAGATTGCAGACGGTCAGGATAACAATAAAGCTCCTGATGCAATCCCTTCTATTCTTTCTGATGCACTTGCTGTAAGTTTTGATAATCATGTTGGTCATGATTATCTTCTAGACTACGAAGAGCGGTATGAGTCTTACCACAGAAAAGAGAATCGGATTCCATTCGACCTGGACTTCTTTAACAAGATTACAAAAGGTGGTCTTCCTAATAAGACACTCAACATCGCCCTTGCTGGGACTGGTGTCGGCAAGTCTTTGTTTATGTGTCATATGGCTTCTTCTGTTCTTCTTACTGGTAAGAACGTATTGTATATTACTATGGAGATGGCTGAAGAGAAGATTGCGGAAAGGATTGATGCCAATCTTTTGAATGTAAATATTCAAGACATAGGTGAACTTCCTAAACAGACTTTTGAGAAGAAGGTAACAAACCTCGCACAAAAGACTCAAGGAACACTTATCATCAAAGAATACCCAACCGCGAGTGCACATAGTGGACACTTTACCGCACTTCTCAATGAGCTTGCTCTTAAGAAATCATTTAGACCTGACATTATTTTTATTGATTACCTCAATATTTGTGCTTCCTCTAGGTATAGGGGAGGTAGTAATGTTAATTCATATACAGTTATTAAAAGCATTGCTGAAGAACTTAGAGGATTGGCTTGCGAAGCAAACGTCCCTATCGTATCTGCCACGCAGACCACTCGTTCTGGTTATGGTAGCTCTGATGTCGAGCTTACTGATACTTCTGAGTCCTTTGGTCTCCCTGCTACTGCTGATCTTATGTTTGCCCTTATTAGTACTGAAGAGCTCGAATCCTTGGGACAGATACTTGTAAAACAATTGAAGAACAGATACAATGATGGTAACGTCTACAAGAGATTTGTGATTGGTATTGATCGTGCCAAGATGAGACTATACGATTGTGAGCAAACAGCACAGGATGACCTTCTTGACAATAAGAAGGATGAGGAGTATACTTATGATGACAAACCCAAAAAGACATTTGAAGGGTTCAAGTTCTAATGAAACTACGACAACAAGAAACTATTACAACTAAAACTATGACCATCGACCCTACCAAATATGTTGATTTCGTTCGTCAAACAACAAGTCAACCAAGTCTTGATTGGCCCACTCTTTCAAAAAGACTCACTGAACTTGAAGTCAAAGATGATTGTAATGTCACTCAATTGATGACTGCTGCATTTGGTTTGACTGCTGAGGCTGGTGAGTTTGCTGAAGTTGTAAAGAAAATGTTTCTTCAAGGTAAGCCATATACCGAAGAGAATGTCTTTCATATGAAACGTGAGATGGGTGACATTATGTGGTACATGGCACAAGCATGTATGGCACTTGACACTGACTTCGATGAAATTCTTTCAATGAATGTAGAGAAACTCTCTGCTCGTTATCCAGAAGGAACATTTGATGTTCAGTATTCCGAAAACCGTCAAGAAGGAGATGTATGACTACAAGAAATAAGAAAAAAGTAAAAATAACAGTAGATCAACTTAAAGAAAAGTTTCCATCTTTTGATGAGGAGTTTAGTAAGAGTTGGAGAAGAATCGTTCGTAGAGCGCTTGCTGACCAAGTTATTAGGAATCCAAATAGCAGTTGTTTGAGAGGAATTAAAGATATTGTGAGAAATCACTTTTCTTTTCTCTTTGATGATGATGAGTTAAATAAGATTGTTGATATGATTTCAACAAGATTTGTCAGTCGTAAACTTTCTCCTGAATGGAATGATTGGAGAGATGATCTTCCTAATATTTTTAAGGAAAGGTCTATTGGAAAATTTGCTTGGTTTGAAGATGGTAATGGAGTTCCAGAAAGTGTGTCTATGATTGAAGAAAGCAAAACTAAAATTGACGAGGGATGTGCCATAATTATTATTCAAGACAGTAATTTTAAAGCAGAATATGCCAATGTTCCCTCAGATGTGGCATTGACTATCAACGCAGAACTTTCTAAAGCACTATCATAAGGAGGAGATCTATGATTAATCTTGAACTAAATTTACAACAAGCAGCAGTAGTTCGTCAGGCTCTGTTTGTAGAACAAAAGGGTTATACTCTTGACCCCACATGTATTCCACCACGAATTGTAGATGTTCGTAATGTTATTGCAACACTTGACAAAAAAATTGACGACGCACTAGAATACGAAACACACGGTAAGTAATATGACATACGACTTTTCTTTTGCACATTCTCCTGAAGGATTTGATAATCATATCAACGATAGTATCAGAGGTTACTCAAACCTTCTAGAGGACACTGTATCATTCTCACGATACTTTGTAGAAGACCATACTAAAGTCGTTGATGTTGGGTGTTCCACAGGTAAACTTACCAAGATGATTATTGGTAACAACCCTAATCGTCAGTATGCACATTATGTGGGTGTAGAACTTGCTGGTAGTTTCTATGATGATCTTGAAGAACGTCATATCGAGGTTCGTAAAGAATACCCTGGTGCAATATTAGAATGGGTCCGTGGTAATGTTATTAACTATGAGTTCAAGAACTGTTCTCTGGTAACATCACTATTCACCCTACAGTTCATGCCCAAGACTACCAGACAGGAGACTATCAATAAGATATATAATGGTCTCAATGAGGGTGGTGCATTCATCTTTGCCGAGAAGTTGATGTGTGAGAATGCATTCTTTCAAGAACTTCTTACCTTTAATCATTATGATTACAAGAGAAAGACCTTCTCTGCTGAACAAATCATGGATAAGGAGAAACAACTTCGTGATATGTTGAAACCTAATACATGGTCTGAGTTGAGAGATATGGTGATGACTGCAGGGTTCAAAGACTGTCAGATCTTCTGGAGAAATCATCAGTTCGTTGGAGTTATTGCAATTAAATGATTGATACCATCCTTAAGGATATCATTATTCATAAAGTCCCCACAAATACTGTGGGGATTTTGTTGTCTGGAGGTGTAGACAGTCTGAGTTTGGGTTTTGCTGCCCATCGTCTTGGTAAAAAAATTACTGCATATACCTTTCACCTTGAAGGTGATAAGTCTTATGATGCAAACAAAGCTGAAGAAGTCAGCAAGGAGTTTGGTTGGGACTGTGAGACTATTGTTGTTCCTACGGATAATCTTGTAGATGACTTTAAACGTCTGGTCAAAGACTATGACTGTAGGAAGAAAACACACTTTGAATGTACTTTCCCCTTCTTATATGTCTTCCCTCACATCAAAGAGTCATATCTTTTAACTGGTATTGGTGCTGATGGTTACTATGGTGTGAGTAAGAAAGCTATCCTTCATTTCAAAGAACCGAAAGAAAAGTTTGATCAGTTCAGACGTAATTATTTTATGCCACATAATGTGACAGGGTTTCGTCAGATCGAACAGTTGTCAAATGAGAGAGATATAAAACTAGTACATCCTTACATTTACCATGATGAAGTAAGAGATTACTTCTTCAAGTATGATTGGTTTGAATTGAATCAACCCAAACAGAAACAAGTTGTACGAGATGCATTCAAAAAAGAATTTGATAGAGTCACTAATGTAAAGGATCATATCAATCTTCAACTTGGTTCTAATATTGACCACTTGTTTGAAACTTTATTAGATGATAAAATGCTAAATAATCGTAAGAGGAAGAGAGTTATGGACTTGGCTTCCGACTATGCATCTACTGGTGAAGGAGTTCTACCAATATGAAATTACCATATAAGTTACAAGATGTTTATGACGGTGAGGCACAAGCCAAGTTCACTGTCATATCTACATTCGCTGGCGGTGGAGGATCCTCTACTGGTTATCGTCTTGCTGGTGGTAAGATTCTGTGTATTAATGAGTTTGTAGAGGAAGCACGAAAGACTTATGCTGCAAACTATCCCTCAACTCATATTGTTCCTGATGACATCAAACAGTTGGTAGGCGGTGACTTCCTCAAGATCACTGGTCTGAAACCTGGGGAACTAGACATTCTTGATGGGTCACCACCCTGTTCAGCATTCTCTGTAGCAGGGTCTATGTGTCGTGGTGAGGGTGCTAAACACTCTGATGGTTGGGGTAAGACCAAGAACTACTCTGATGGTAAGAAGGTAGAGAACATTGAAGACTTGTTCTTTGAGTATATTCGTGTTGCCAAATCAATTCAACCCAAGGTTATTGTTGCTGAGAATGTTAAGGGGTTGACAATCGGTGAGGCAAAGACTTATTATGCTAAGATTACTAATGCATTTGAGGAGATTGGTTATCTTGTTACATCAAAAGTAATGAGAGCATCTTTTCATGGTGTTGGTCAAGGTAGAGAACGACTAATCTTTATTGCAGTTCGTAATGATATTGCGGATAAGATTGGTCTAAATGTTCTTACTGTATCTACATTGTTCCCTCCCACTTCACCCAAAGAAACTGTCATATCTGACATTATTGATGGTGTAGAGAATGATCCAGAGGATGTAAATAGACTAACTGACCACATGTTGAACAGTAGTGTCTATCAAAGTGTAGTCAAAAAGATGCCAAAGAATCCTAAAAAGATTCTATCTGGTATGGATTATCATGAGAAGGGTCATTGTTTCAATACCAAGAGAGCATCATTTTTCAAAGCAGCACCAACACTTACTGCGAGTGGTGGATTGATTCATTGGAATGAGGATAGAAGTTTCACAATCCAAGAACTCAAAAGACTTCAATCACTCCCTGATGATTTTATTTTGACTGGTTCTCATTCACAACAATCTGAGAGGGTTGGTAGAATGGTACCACCTCTAATGATGAAAGCCATCGCAGAAAACATTTACAAAGAAGTATTATCAAAACTATGAAACTACTAACACTTGATGATTATCAAAGGGCAGGAGAAACATTCTGGCCAAAATACTGGTACGTTGCCAAAGAACTTGGTGAAGGTGCTAAGACAGAAGACGTTCTTAAATGTATGGAAGCAATCGGTGGTGTTGCACTAAAGGTAGCACTAGAAGAAGAATCTGCCGGTCCATTTGGGTTTAACAAAAAGAATAACACACCAGATACAGAATAAATATTACAAAGAGTGAACTCATATGCTTTCTACTCAGTACAGACTCAAATTAGAATTCATCTGTAAATGTATTGCCAATGGTGAAGAAGTTAAACTAGATGATATGATCTGGGCCGAGAAGTTGGCAAAGAGTCATACTACTGCTCGTGATTGGTTACAAAAAGCACGACGACAATCTTCTCAACAGATTGAAGAGGGCAGTACAGACGATTTTCTGAATAGGATGGGTTTAGGAGATCCCGATCCATCCAATCACAAAAAGGGATTCACTGATGCTGACGACATTAAGAGTTGGTTTCAGCAAGACAAACCTGATGATTGGAGGCAACGTGACTGATTATACTTGCGTTATGACTTGGGATCCTGAATTTGAGTGTATACGATATCGTTGGGTACATAAATCTGAATTAGATCCCAATACAGTTGTAAAAAACTTATATCCTTTTGAGATTGTATTATGAGTAAGTATGATTTTGGTGGACTTGAGAGACACCCTGCTAACATACTAAGATTGATTAGTGAGTTGGAAGGTTCTTATCAACTTTGCAAATACCTGGGATTTGAAGATGATATGAATACTTTGAATGAAATGAAAAAACCTTACTATAAACTTTACTTCAAGACAAAGCGAGAGTATGAATCAAATGAACACAATCACTAAAGCTGAAAACACTGTTGTTGTACCTGAGGGTGCAGAATTAATTGACGATGTATTCTATGTCTGGTCAACACGTTATGGTATGTTTTCTAGTATGACTAAAGGTGGACGTGGAATGCTTACTGGAGCAATTAGAGACAATGTAATTACTATGACACGTTGGCATTTGAAGTGTGAACAGGAAGGTACACTACATCTATACACTAGAGTTGTCGGTAGTTCTTCTGTAGGAGTTGATTTGTGAAGTTTGAACTCTCAATGGAGGATTATACTATCATCCTCAATGCACTTCATTATTATAAGAAGGTTGAGAAGTATCCTAACTTCGCACACTTTGATGAGAAGCGTATTAATAAGTTGAGAGATACCCTGGCTAAACAATTGGTGTGGGACCAGTGACCACACTTTTAAATTACACAGCAGCATTCTGGTCTGTAATTATTATGAACTGTATTCAACCTGTCAACTGGGAAGCATGCCTACCAGTACATGAATGGTTGATACCAAGTATTCAAGAGGGTGTTGAGATTTATCTCGACCCCTCTTCTGTGTATTCATCCGAACGAGAATATCTAGAGAATATAAATAAAGATATAGAAAGTAATGATTAATCAGATGTCTTCATCAATGCGTAACTTTATGGAAGCGTATTCCGCTGTTCATAACAAAGAAGCTAAAGAAGAGTTTTACTCTCATAAGGATGAAATCAGTGAGATGGACTTCTCCTTGATCAATCAAACTGAGTTGAATGATATTGCTGAAGAAGTTCTTGAAGAACTTTTCGAAGAAGGTTATAGTGTCGAACAGTGCGAAGCAATATTTGAAGAAGTACTTACAGAAGCAAGAGTAACTTACGGTAGTGATACTGAGTCCCCAAGGGCAAAGAAAATGTCCGCAGTGAAGTCTTCACTGAAAGGTGCCATGGGTAAGGTAAAGGAGAAGGCTGCAAAGGGTGCAGTTAAATCTTACGGTGCATACAGAGATGCAAAGCAGTCTGCAACGGATAAAGCAAACAGATTGAAGCAAGGTGCAAGTAATGCATCTGCACAGACTATGCGTAAGGCCAAAGATGCTAAGGCTGGTATCAAGTCTGGTATCAAAGGGATGATTGGTAAAGCAGCGAAGAAAGTTGGTGATGCTGCCAATAAAGTCTCCAGTAGAATGAGTGAAGGTACTGTTAGAAAGGATGTTGGTGACATCTATCAGGCCATCTATGAGAAGAAGGCTGATAAAGATTATGATGGTGATGGTAAAGTAGAATCCGGTAAGGACGAATACTTTGGATCCAAGGACAAGGCTATCAAAAAAGCCATGGGTAAGAAAGGTGAGTGTGAGAAGTGTGGTAAAGAACCCTGTGAGTGTGATACAAAGAAGGAGGGTTACATGCCCATGACTCCTGAGAGAACTGCTCGCGTAGACAAGGCAAAGAAAAAAGCCTATGACATGGATATGAGATCTCAATCAAAAGGTGATGCCAAAGGGGCGGACAAACAGTTCAAGCGTCGTATGGCAATGGACTCCAGAACTAAGATGAAGAAAGAAGAACTTGAACATCTTGACGAACTTTCCAAAGGAACTATGGGTTCTTATGTAAAGAAAGCATCTAAGGATGTTGAGAAAAGGTCTTATTCTCAAGGTGAAGATGATGCCGGGGATGCCGAAATCGGTTATCCAGGTCAAACACCTAAAGATAAGAAGATTGATAAGAGGCAGAAAGGTATTGGTCGCGCTGTTGATAAAATGACCAGGAAGGAAGGTGTTGAGTTCTCTGAAGCTGAACTGGAAGCCATTCAGGCAAAGGTTGACGCATGGGATGTTGAAGAGGGTTATCAACGTAATCCCGAGAAGGCCGAGGCAATGAAGAAACAGATGAGAGCTGTTGGATTGAATGTCTGATAGATGGATGTATTTAAATATCTAAGAAAGGCCGATGCCTACCTTGCCGAGAACGATGAGTCTCAGGCAAGGAAGGATGCTGAACGTGCTGGTGGTGTAACATCTAAGTTCGGTAGATACTATGATAACAAAGGTCAATATGTTGGTCAGGTAAAGGGTGATAAGTTTGTCCCTGCATCTCAAGAACCCTTGACTAGTAGGATGGCAAACTCTCCTGTAGGTCAGGCAGAGACTGAAAAAGAAAAGACTCTATCTGACTTCAGAAAAGACGCACCTAAACCAGAAGAAATACCATCAGTAACTGACCAACAAGCCAAGAATGTTCCTGGTGGACCAGATGCTGAGGCATTAGAATCTGGTGATAAACAGACTGTCAAAAAGATGTTGGCTCGTGGACGAGAGTCTGCAATGAGTGCTAAGAGAAAGGCACAGATTGATCAACAAGCTGATGACATGATTGCTCAGGCTGATGCAGAGACAGAGGCTATCGCGGCACAGGCTGCGGCAGAAGCAGAAGCTGAAGAACAAGCTGAAATAGATGCACAGTCAAAGTTGATTGATGCAGCAAGAAAGGAACAGGAAGAGGCTGATAAAAAGCAGGAGAGGATAGATAGTGCTCCTAAACCAATCACTATGAAGACTGCTCTTAATAGAGCGAAAGAAGATAAAGTTAAAGAAAAAACTGGAGAGGTTGAGGCTCTTCTTAAGGACGAACCTGATGCAGACAACATTGCTGATCTTCAGGACACAATGTTGGAACTTAGAAGACTTGCCGGGGAACAGGCAACTGATGCAGTGAAGAAGAGTGAAGCAAAATATGCAAAATATATGGATAAGGTATTCAAACCATTTGAAGATCTCATCTCAAATATGGATGCAAAGAAGCAAAACTCTTTTGTTGCACTAGTAGCCAATGCACATAAGTTTACTGGTAGGGCAAACAATGGTGCTGGTCTTAATTCTCTAGGTAAGTTTGATGTAGAACAACTCGCATTGTCAAAGGATAGAATGTTTGATACCTATGACTTTGATGATAAGACGAGTGTTGAGAAGTTTGTAAGAAGTGTTAGGGACAATGAAGTAGATGATGAATTAGTAAATGCAACGTTTGACATTTTACCTAAGAAATTAAAACAGACCTGGGGTAAAAAGGGTATGGCAGGTAAGGGAGAACTTGGAAAAAATCATTTCTTAGGTTACGATGAAGATGGAAATGAACTGCGAGGTAATGGTGGTGTTGATAGAGCCAAGTATGTGTGGAAAATGTATCTTGAACAGGGCGGAGTAGATGCATACACTGGTCTACCTTTAAATATTGATAACATTGATCTTGAACATATCCGTCCAGCATCCAAGGCAGAAGGTGATCTAGAAGAATTTAAAACAAGAGAACATGAAAAAAACTGGGTACTTGTGAATGCTAATGTGAACCAAGCAAAGAGTGATCTTTCTATGGAGGAGTTCTTTGAGAAGCAAGTCGATCCTCTATCTGAAAAGGATGACGGTTACTGGGAAACTCGGTCAGACATTTTTGATTATAGAAATTCTATTCCAACAAAAGAATCTGAACTCATGGGAGCATTTGTTACTGAAGATGGAAAAATTGCTGAGGGTATGTCACCTGAAGTGTTTATGGATATGATGGATAATCATGAGGCGGGACTAAAGAAGGCTAAAAAAGAATTGGGTGTAGTTGCAAACGAGAGCGGAGACAAAGAAATTAAAAGTGCTTGGAACTCTATTGAGACACAATCTAAGATTGCAAAAGAAGTCATTACTGCGCTAGGTCTCCCAAGAGGATACAATAAACAAAAGAATGTTGAGGGATCTAAACCAAGATCTAATTCCATGGGTTCTGACAATTACTATCGTGGAGTATTCCTTTCTATGGTAGGTAAATCGCCAGAAGAACAGGAGAATATCAAGAGTACATATCGTGATGCTATCAGACACGCAGAAGATAGTGGTGGTGGTGATGCAGCCTTTGCTTCATATATGGTTGAGAACGGTGGTGTCGATATGGAAAGGATTGGGAAATATAAGTCTCTCGGTAAAATGTTTAAGACACTTCAAGAAGAGGCCACTGTGTGGGGAAAATCCTTCCTCGCCAAGTATAATAAGAACAACAGGTTTTTCTAATAAATAAAACATAGGATATTGATAGAAATGAAAAGCTTCCTAAACTTTTTTTCCGAGGCAAGACAGACTAAGGCTTCCACACGGGCAAAGCAACTTGGTCTAACTGGTGATGGACAGGGAAACTGGGTAGATAAAGCTGGTAATATTGTTGCTAGAACTGAGGGTGGTGAACTTAGATTTACTGATAAGAAAACTGGTGGTAATGAAAGAGAAGATACAAAGACTGCACAATATAAAGCACCTGAACAACAGGTAGGTAAAAAGACTCAGGCACCAGAGGAAGAACCGAGTGAGAAATCTGGTAGTGAAGATGAAGAAGGTGGTAGTAAAGAACGTGAAGGAGAGAGTGTTACCTTAGTGTTTGGTAGATTTAATCCACCTACAGTTGGTCATTTAAAACTTCTCGATGCTGCAGAACAAGTTGCAGGTGATGGAGAATTGAGAATCTATCCATCCAGATCATTTGACGCAAAGAAGAATCCACTTGATCCAAATCAAAAGACTGACATGATGAAGACGGTCTTCCCAGATCATGCAGACAATATTGTCAATGATGAGAGTGTAAAGACTATCTTTGACGCACTTAAGTTGGCTAATAATGAAGGGTTCTCTGATGTAAAGATTGTTGTTGGTTCTGATAGAGTTGGGGAGTTTGACAACCTAGCACAGAAATATAATGGCGAACTCTACGATTTTGAGAATATTGAAACTATTTCTGCTGGTGAAAGAGACGAAGATGCAGAAGGTGTATCTGGAATGTCTGCATCGAAGATGAGAAAGGCTGCAGCCGAGAATGATTTTGAACTGTTTAGGACTGGTGTTCCTGATGTTGTAGATGATAGGGCTGCAAAACAGATTATGAATACTGTTCGTAAGGCAATGAAAGTTGAAGAAGGTTGGTCTCTCTGGGAGATTGCACCTAGATTTGATTGGAAGAACCTACGAGAAAATTATGTCACTGGCAATATCTTTAAGATTAATCAATTGGTAGAAAACCTTAACACTGGATTGGTTGGTAAGGTTATTCGTAGAGGAACTAACTATCTCATCTGTGTAACAGAGAATAATATTATGTTCAAGTCTTGGATTAGAGACCTGACTGAGTATACTGAGGTCAAAATGGACCGTAAGATGAGGACACCTAAGAAACCAAACACTCTTACAGGAACTACTGGTTACTTTAAGAATGCCGTTGACATGACTCCTGGTTTTGATAAGGGTGATAAAACTAATCTTCAACCTGGTGGCAAACCATATAAAGGTCCTAAGACAAATATTAGGGAATTCATAAATACCTACAAGAGAAAACGTGTCTAGTTTGAAATCCATGAGAAAAAATCATTCAAATTGGAGAGAAGATCTACGTGAAGTAGTTGATATTGAATCTTCTGAACCAGAGACTGAAGGTAAGTCTGAAGTAAGAATTGGTGATAAGAAAGTAGATAATAAGATCACAATCAATCCCGTGATGAAAGAAGCCTTCGGACAGATTGGTGCACTTGTAATTGAAGTGACTGAAATTGATGAAGGAAGTGACTGTGAATGTGATGATAATGATAAAGAAAAAAAGAAAAGAGATATTGAGAATCTTCAGAATGATAAAGATACCAAGGAAGGTAGAAAACCTGGTAAGTTGAAAGAAAGAACTTTGACTCCTGGTGAGGAGGAAGAAAAGGAAGATATCGTCAAGGGCATGAAAAAGAATAAGAGTGGATTTGAAGAAAGATATGGTAAAGATGCCAAGTCTGTAATGTACGCCACTGCAACCAAACTTGCAAAGGAAGAAACTGAAGATGGTCTAAGAGATAGAAGAATGGAGAGGGGTGGTGTTGATGGCAACAATCGTTACAACAAACCAGTTAGTAACACACCAAATACATTTGGTAAGAAGAAACCTGTTGGTGGTCCCTCTGCATTGGATATTGTAAAAGCACAAATCCGTGCCAAGCATGGTAAAGGTGCTATCATAGATACTAAGAAAAGTAACTGATCCGATATATACTATAGTATAGAGAATCATCATGCTTGCATTCCTACTTCCACTTGCATCTAAAATTATTACTGATGCTATTTCAAAAATTCCTGAGAATGAAGAACTCGGTGAGAAAATGGTTGAGATCTGTCTTGTTATTCTTGCTAAGGCGGTTAAGCTGACCAAGACTGATATGGATGATCAACTACTTGAAGTAGTAACAAAAGCAATCAAGAATAGGGAAGAGTGATTAAAACTCTCTCCTAGGTTTTTATAAATAATTTGAAAGAACGTAACCTTTACAGGAAAAAGACATGACACTTTGGGGTAATAACGACAACATTAGTTCGGTAGGAACAGTATCTCTTAATTATGCTACTGGAGTGGTGACTGGTGCTGGAACTTCCTTTGGCACTACTGGTGCTGTTGAGGGTGATGTTATTAGATTTGGAATTAGAGGACAGGGTGGTGTATACTTTGGTGATGCAGTAATCGTATCTGTTGCTAGTACTATTTCTGTAACTATTGGTTCTACTATGGGTTTGAGTGGTGCAGCTATTGCTTCCACTTCTTTCTCAGCATCACAACTTCCTAAGTCTTCTGTACTTGATTCTAAGTTCAGTGAGGCAGCATATGGAACAGCTGATTCATTGGTTTATGGTGTAAATCAGGAAGATGGTTTGTTGGGTTCTAACCCTTCTTACTATGGCATGTCAGAAGGTTGGGTTGGTGTTACAACCTATACCGATTGTGAAGGTGTTGCAAGAGTTAAGAAAGAAACTCTGGTTGCTATGTCAGGTATCTCCACTGCACCTGTTGATTTCGCATATCCTACTGCTGAAGCATAATTAGATGTTATTTACTGAATTGAACGAGGAGAACTTTCTCCTCTTCGCTATTAAACATTATGAGAACCCACAAGCTGTTACTAGAGAAGACTTTGATAAAGATCTAAGTCGTTTTAGATACATTAAAAGGTTACTTAAACGTTATAAGGGCACGGGTGAACTTAAGGTTCACCTTCTTATTAACCACTTTATTATTCTTTATAATATCTTTGGAGACGCAACAACCCCAATGTTGTTCTATAAGATCGATAAAAACTTGTGGGAGTGCATTAAAACCTTTGTAATATTTCTAGATAAACTTCCAGATTATCCTAGATCTTATATACATGAGATCGAATTAGATCAGAATTGTTTAGATGCACTTAATGGAATCACCAATGGATAAAGACAAAATTGATAGGTTTGTAGATGCGTTTCGTTCGGCAATGTATAGTGAGTTCAGTGTCAATGAGGAAGGCATGGTGGCAAATCCTCCTGGGGGATCTGGTGGATTTAGTGGCTCCTCCCCTGCTGCTGGTCCTACTGCTGGTTTCGACTCCACTATGAAATTGGATGGTCGTAACAAGTACGTGAAGAAAGCTATTAAAGACTTGATGGATAGAGGTCAAAAGAGAAAAGACAAAAAGGCCAGGAAAAAAGCATTAGAGTTCAATCCATACTTCAAACCTCATGGAAAGTCATCAAATTAAGGTTGCCGTATTAGAACAAAAAATTGAAGATTTGAAGCCAATAGTTCTTCGAATCGATAAAGCAATAGAAAAATTAAGTGAAGTAAATACTACTGTGAGTCGGATGCTTGCAGTACATGAAGAACGCATATCAAAACAAGAACAAGTTGACGTTGTACTCTTTACAAAAATTGACCAACTCCGTGATAAAATGGACGGGGATCATGACATGGTATTGCAAAGAATACGTGAATTAGAAAAACGTGTATGGATGGCAGTGGGTGGTCTCGCTGTATTGACCATTGGGTTGAAGGTCATAACAGCATTTCCCAATACCTTGACAACCTCTCCGGTTGTCTCTACAATGGTAAGAACTGTTAGTAGGTAACATGGATTTTATTGATGTAAAATACATCAATCTGATATCCTCCAGACTTCCAAAGTTCAAAAAGGTGAAGGCAAACCTTTACAACTTTCGGTGTCCAATTTGTGGTGACAGTCAGAAACAAAAAAACAAAGCTAGAGGTTATCTCTACCGGGTTAAAAATAATACTAACTACAAGTGTCACAACTGTGGAATTAGTGTGTCATTTAATAGTTTCTTAAAGGACTTAGATCCAGAGACACACAAAGAATATATCTTTGAGAAGTTCAAGGATGGGAAGACCGGTAAGAACTTTGCTGCACAAACCCCGGAAGATATCTTCAAAAAAGTTGAGACATCCAAACCAACTTTCAAGGAGAAAATCGTGATTGATTTACCAAGTGCATTTCTTGTAAGTAGGTCTAAAGAATATCTAGAGAGTAGAGCAATACTCCGTGGTGAGTTTTATTATGCTAAAAACTTCATGGAGTTTGTGAATACAATTAAACCAGATACGTTTAAGTCTATTCATTACGGCGAAGAACGAATCGTTATTCCTCTTATCAGGAATAACACACTTATAGGAGTTCAAGGGAGAGCACTCTCTACAAACCCTATTAAATACTTAACCATTATGTTGGATGATGATGCCCCTAAAGTTTATGGACTTGACACAATTGATAAAAGATTACCAGTCTATGTGGTCGAAGGACCCTTTGACAGCACTTTCATCAACAATAGTGTGGCTCTGTGTGGTAGTGACGGTGAAATTCGTGATCTTGAGAGAAGCGATAAAGTTTTTGTATACGATAACGAGCCCCGCAATAAAGAGATTGTTAATCGAATTGAACGATGTATTGAACGAGGTGAAAGAGTCGTCATCTGGCCCACCACTATCAGAGAAAAAGACATAAACGATATGGTTCTATCTGGACATAATGTGCAAGACATAGTAGAATCAAATGTATATACTGGATTACAAGCAAAACTAAAATTCACAACCTGGAAAAAAGTATGAGTAATGGATTAAAGGTTACTAAAAGAGACGGTAACATTGAAAAATTAGATCTCGATAAGATGCATAAGATGGTGGAAGTTGCCACCGCAGGTCTTGCTGGTGTATCTGCAAGTCAGGTTGAGATGACTTCCGGTATTCAGTTCTATGATGGTATTACGACTGAGGAAATTCAGGAAATTCTTATTAGGAGTGCTTCTGATCTCATTGATCTAGACCACCCCAACTATCAGTTTGTTGCTGCCAGACTTCTTTTGTTTTCTTTGAGGAAAAGATTGTTTGGTAAGATGCATGAGCTACCAAATCTGACAGATCATATCACCAAACTTGCATATGATAACGTTTATGATAAGGATATTTTCGTTAAGTATTCTCTGGAAGAGATTCTCAAGGTAGAATCTTTTATTGATCATGAACGCGATTTCATGTTTACCTATGCCGGATTACGACAGGTTGTAGATAAATACCTAGTACAAGATAGGAGCACGGGTGAGGTCTATGAGACCCCTCAGTTCATGTATATTATGATTGCTTTGACAATCTTCCGTGATTATCCTAAGGAAATTAGACTATCATATGTCAAACGATACTACGACGCAATCTCCAAACACAAAATCAACATCCCAACGCCAATCATGGCGGGAGTTCGGACACCACTCCGTCAATTTGCATCTTGTGTTCTCGTTGATGTTGATGACACCCTCGATAGTATCTTTAGCAGTGATATGGCTATTGGTAAATACGTCGCACAAAGGGCTGGTATCGGTATTAACGCAGGCCGAATTCGTGGCATCAATTCTAAAATTAGAGGCGGCGAGGTACAACACACAGGCGTTGTCCCCTTCCTTAAAAAGTTTGAAAGCACTGTCAGATGTTGCACACAAAACGGTATCCGAGGTGGTTCTGCTACAGTTCACTTTCCTATCTGGCACATCGAAATCGAAGACATCCTAGTTCTTAAGAACAATAAGGGTACAGAAGACAACCGAGTGAGGAAACTTGACTACTCCATCCAACTATCAAAACTTTTCTACGAACGTTTCATTACGGATGCAGAAATTAGCTTGTTCTCACCGCATGACGTACCGGGCTTGTATGATTCCTTTGGTACTGACAGGTTCGATGATTTATATGTGGGGTTTGAACGAGATCAGTCTATTCCAAGAAAGACTATCGGAGCACAAGAACTCTTTCTAGATCTTTTGAAAGAGAGGGCAGAGACAGGTCGTATTTACATCATGAATATTGATCACTGCAATAGTCACTCTTCCTTCAAAGACAAGGTGAATATGAGTAACTTGTGTCAGGAGATCACTCTTCCAACAGATCCAATCAATCATATTGATGAGAGTATGCCTGGTGAGATTGCATTGTGTATTCTTTCTGCAATCAATGTAGGTAAGATTAAATCTGATGAGGAACTGGAAGATCTTTGTGATCTTTCTGTCCGTGGTCTAGAGGAACTGATCGACTATCAGGACTATCCTGTAAGGGCCGCAGAAGTAACCACAAAGGCCCGTAGGTCACTTGGGGTAGGATTTATTGGTCTGGCTCATTACCTGGCTAAACTGGGGTATGATTACAACTCTCAGGAGGCATGGGACGCAGTCCATGGTTTGTCAGAATCTTTCCAGTATTACCTACTGAAATCTTCTAATCGGATTGCTCAAGAAAAAGGACACTGCGAATACTTTGGTAGAACCAAGTATGCCGATGGCATTCTTCCAATTGATACATATAAAAAAGAAGTTGATGAGATTTCATCTCAGGAGTTAGATCATGATTGGGAAGGTCTTAGGGCATCTATCAAGGCCTTTGGTCTTAGGCACTCAACACTGTCCGCACAAATGCCTTCAGAGAGCAGTTCCGTTGTGTCAAATGCAACCAATGGAATTGAACCACCTAGAGACTACTTGTCCATTAAAAAATCAAAGAAAGGACCTCTTAAGCAAATTGTTCCCTCATATCAGACACTGAAAAATAACTATACACTTCTGTGGGAAATGAAAGATAATACGGGATATATTAATGTTGTCTCTGTGATGCAGAAATTCTTTGACCAAGCAATTTCTGGTAACTGGAGTTACAATCCAGAGAACTATCCTGATAATGAAGTCCCTGTTTCTCAGATGGCAAATGACCTTCTGACTACATATAAGTATGGATGGAAGACTTCTTACTATCAAAACACCTACGACATTAAAACTGATGAGGTGGTTGAAGAGAAGTCTGAACTTAATAATCTATTAACCGAACTAGAATCAGTAGAGGAGGGAGAGTGTGAATCCTGCGCAGTTTAAAGTTTCACCAGTGGGTACTAATAATAGTATGAGTGCAGTGAAGGGAATGACAGTATTTAATACTGAAGTTCATGATGCCAAGAAACAGCCAATGTTTTTTGGTAAACCCTTAGGGGTTCAAAGATATGATTCATATAAGTATCCGGTCTTTGATAAACTTACAACACAGCAGTTGGGTTACTTCTGGAGACCTGAAGAAGTATCTCTACAGAAGGATAGGGCAGACTATCATACATTGAGACCAGAACAGAAGCATATCTATACTTCTAACTTGAAGTACCAGATCATGTTGGATTCTATTCAGGGTCGTGGTCCTGGTATGGCATTCATTCCTTACTGTTCTCTACCTGAACTAGAGGCATGTATGGAAGTCTGGGGATTTATGGAGATGATCCATAGTCGTTCTTACACATATATCATCAAAAATATCTATCCAGATCCTAGTGATATCTTTGATCATATTATTACAGATCCTAGAATTTTGGAGAGAGCAAAGAGTGTAACTGAATCTTATGATGATTTTATTAACAGTGCACAAACATGGGGCAATGGTGAACTGTGGTCAAATGATTTTAGGGACACACATGTCTCTCAAGATAGTATCAAAAATGTAAAACGTAAACTCTATAGAGCAGTTGCGAATGTTAACATTCTTGAGGGTATCCGCTTTTATGTTTCTTTTGCTTGCAGTTTTGCATTTGGAGAACTCAAACTTATGGAGGGAAGTGCAAAAATTATTTCCCTCATTGCCAGAGATGAGAACCAACACCTTGCAATCACCCAGAACATTCTGAACAAGTGGGCTGCAGGTGATGATCCTGAAATGAAGCAAATCATGAAGGAAGAAGAAGAGTGGTTGTACGCTATGTTTGATAAGGCTGTCAACGAAGAGAAGAGATGGGCAGACCATTTGTTCAAAGATGGTAGTATGATTGGTCTGAATGATGCTCTACTCAAGAAGTATGTTGAGTGGGTTGCCAATCGTAGGATGAAGGCCATTGGTCTCAAACCTGTTTATGATGTTGCTGCTAAGAACAATCCTCTTCCTTGGACACAACATTGGATTTCTTCTAAAGGTCTCCAAGTTGCTCCACAAGAAACAGAAGTTGAGAGTTACGTAGTTGGAGGTATCAAACAAGATGTCAAAAAAGATACCTTCTCAGGATTCAAACTCTAGGGCACTTGACAAAATAGGATAAGTATGGTATAATGGGCGGCCAGTGCAGGGGTGTATTTGGTGTAAGACCCATTGATTTTTTTGTAGGTGTATGTTATAATAAATATACTTACCCCTGCACAACTTGATATGCTCGTAGATTATAGTAAGTTGAATGCCGTCTTTGATATAGACGGACCATATCTTTTAGAAGTAGAAGATGAACCGATTAGACCCGTTAGAATATCTATTGGGGGCCATACTGGTTTTAGACATACTGAAGAGGCGAAGAAGAAGTGTGGGAGGGGGAAACAACATTTTGTTGGTGAGAATAACCCTAATGCACAAACTTATATTTTTACCGACCCCGAGGGTCTAGACCATATTGTAGTCGGTAGGTTACACGCTTTTTGTCAAGAGAATAGTATATCGAGACACACTATGAAGGCGGCATTAGAGTATGGACGACAAGGACCGAGAAGGAACGGGTGGTCTATCAGACGCCATCAATAACCTAATCAAATACTACAAGAAAATAAAAGCCAAAAAGTTAGACGACTACATATTTCAGGACTATGAAGAAAAGTGAGTGTGTGACTACGAGAACCCCTGGTTGTTTAAAGGTGAACCCTTTACCGGCGATCTTATTGGGGATAACTTTGGCTTTGTTTATCTCATTACCA